CATGTCCTCGGCGAGGTTGGCGTAGAAATCACCAGAGCGACGGTCTTCCTCTTCGCTCAGCTTTACGATTGCGCCGCCATCTTCGGTATCGACAACATCCTCATCTTCATCATCGTCTACCTCGATGACTTCGCCGGTCAGGATGTTTTCGTCTTCGTCGTCCATCGCCTGTTCCTTTTACACGGCATAAGGATTGACCACGCGCTTGGGCGGTGGAGCAACCTCATCTTTGCGGGCTTGTACAGCATTAAGTAGGTTTTTGTCTATGCAAAGGCGGATGGCTTGTGTCACGCTGTCCACATAGTCGTCGTGCTTGATGCTGCCGGGGCCTGTGAAGGCGCACAATTGCGCAAGCATCGGTTCAATCCAGTTCTTGGGACGGCCTTCGTGTTTGTCGCTCTCAGGCAGCCAGACCATCTTACGTGCAAAGACGGGGCTGACCATGTGCAGGCGGGTAAGCTTGTCCGCTCGACCGGGGTTGTATGCGTATGCGTCCAGACCCTCACGCTCTAGCATCTGACGCAGGGATATCCCCGACCCCTTGTCTTCAATCAGCAGGATGTCTGGCTTGCGTCCAGAGGTCATGGGCTTGCTCGACCCGAACAGTGGCTTGATCAGGGCTTGGTCTGCATCGTCGCCGTAAGGGATTGCCATCTCTTTCTTCACGCGACGGATGAGATCCGGCATGCCAAGGTGGTCTTCCCAGCAATCGAGCAGCATGATGTTGTTGCGCTTTTCGTGATGGAACACGCCCCAGACCGTGCAGGCGGTGGCGTCAGGGTCACCAGAGCGCTTGTCGAACGTCTTCTCAGTGAACGCCGTGTCCAGCGACATGATGATCCAGTCGAAGCGCGGCAGCGGAACCTTGGCAGACCACAGACGAAACTGGCTGCGCTTAATGATGCCTGCCTCTTCTGGCGATATAAGCTCGCCCATGAGTTCTTGACGGCCAAGCGTCGTGCCTTCGTACTGCTGGAGCTGGTCAAAGAAGCTTTCAGGCAGGTTGGAGCGGTTGTCGTATGTTGAACCAGACACAATGACGCGGCCGGCCTTTGGCTTGACCAGCTTGCGCACCAACTCCTTGGGCTTCGGTGTTGTCGTCCACAGCACCTGCGGTTTGTCGCCCAGACGCAGACCCATCATGGCCATGTCCCATGTGTCGTCATACTGCCAAGCGGCCAACTCATCGCACCAGATGCGTGTGTGCTGCGGTCCGCGCAGTCGCTCAGGCTTCTCGGCCGTGAACCCGCGTATCGCCGCAACGTCGCCGACGCAGTTGTACATCTCAATGACCATGTCAGTCTTGTTGTACGCCTTAATCAACTCAGGCGGGATGATGTTGAGCAGACCGTTCTCAAAGCAGGTGAACTTAATATCCTGATAGGTGGGCGCTATCACTGCGCTGGGGTGACAGGCCAGATCGAGAAAGACTTTGCGCGCCAACCATTCAGCCCCAACGCGGGTCTTACCAAAACCGCGCCCCGCCAAATAGCCCATCTCCGTAAAGTCAGGGCTTTGTCCCTGCATCTCAGCAGCGACTTCTGGCACTTGCTTCTCGCGCGCCGTTGCGCACCAGCTCTTCTGCCATTGCATATACTTGGTCTGCCTCTCATCAAGGCGAGACAGGACTGTTGTGTCGCGCGTCACTTGCCAGCGGGGTTTTTAAGCATCAGGGTTGTCAACTCTTGCAGCAACTCAGGCGGAACGCCGGAAACCTCAGTCTTGAGGGTCTCGCCTTCCTTGTTGCCGACATCGACAATCTGCTTGTCGCCGTACTTCTTGGGCTTCAGCTTGCCCATGGCCCATTTGCGTGCGTCAATGCGTACACGCTTCTCCTGCGCATCTAGCGTGGGATGGTCTGCAATCTCAAGGATATCCTCAAGCATGTCCTCAGTGGCAGCCTCGCGCGCACGTACGTACTTCTCTGCGAACTCAGGGAACCGATCTAACCACACATAGACTGTTGAAGCGTTAGGGAAGTCGTCGCTCATGCAGAGCTTACGTAGGCTTATGCCCTCTGTGAGTTTATCACAAATGAGGTTTCCCATCTCTTCGGTGTATGTGCTGGGTCTGCCACCTTTGGGCTTATCTTTACTCATCGCGTGCTCCGCAAACGGACAGGGCTTCCGATTAGCCGTCTATCTAGCCCTTGTGGCGAAGCAATGCAAGGTAGTGGCATATGTTGGACCCGATATGCCAGCGGGTGGACTTCCATCTATGCCTATAAGGCGGGGCTGAGGTTGATGGAAGCTTTATTGTTCCTTCCAGTTGATTAGAGCTTGGAGCCTCTCTGCGTCGTCAATGGGCATGTCGCTAAAGTCGAGGATGCGGCCGCGTATGCGTTCCAGTGCAGCACGGCGCTTGGCGATAGTCTTATCCCTGTCGATGCCCTCAAAGTCTTCTGGATCTGCGTCTGCGCGTTGCAGGTCGTACAGGGCGATGGCCTCGCTTTCAAATGCCAGAAGCAGGCTGCTCAGGTCTTGGCGCTGTTGTGGTGTCATCTCACTCCTCCATGGGGCATTCTTCCCCCGGCAAGCAGTCGTAGACGCCTTGGTAATACTTCAGGCCGGCCAGTAGGAACTGTTCCATATCGGGCGGCTGGTCGTTCCGCTCTTGGAAGAACTCTTCATAGGGCATCTCAAAGACGATCTCGTTGCCTGAGCCTTCAACGTAGATGTCGAGGGTCATGCGGATGTTACCGTCAATGGGATATACGTCAATGCGCACGTCCTTCAGCCATTCGGTAATGTGGCTGTTGATCATGTTCCACATCGCCTCTTCAAAACCATTGAAATGGTTATCAACTTTCACGAGGCCATCGAACTTGGTTACGTCAACGTAGGTCATGCCTATGCCTTTCTGTCGTGATCATGTTATTTGCTCCACAGCCAATCGAGCTTGATGCCGTCAGATGGTATCTCGCTTTCCTTCACCAATTTGGTTCGTGCGCTGCGGTCTGTGGACCATACACCGTAGTGCGGGGCGATTGCGCAACCGAGCAAGTTCTCTGTGCGGAAATCAACGCTGTCGCCGTTATCGCGCAGGATGATCACCTTGTGATAGTGGTTCGGGTAGTTCGAGCTTGTGGTGTAAGCGACCTCCCCCTCTTCAAACTTGGGTTTGGGCTTACCGAAGATGCGGTCGTGAATTTCCTTGGCCGTTTCCATGTCTGGTCTCCTGCGGGGGCCCGAAGGCCCCCTCCCCTATTAGAAGTTGAAGTCATGAAAGGCGTGGCGACCGGCGTAGGCGTTGCCACCACCCTCGAAGGTGCGCGTGCCGGACTTCTTCCACTTGCGACGCTCGTTGCCTTCTTCATCGGCCCAGCGGCGCAGGCTGATCTTAATCTCGTAGCCCTCTGGGTCAGCTTCGTAGCTGTAGCTCTGAACGTGCTGGTTATCGCAGTGAGCGGCGAAGCCACCGGGAATGAAGTTGAGTTCTTCACGGTTGAGAAGCTCGGCCTTGTCGCGGCGCAGCGTGATGGTGGTCGGCGTCTTCTTGACGATAGTGTAAGCGTGAACGTCAGACCAGACCGAAACCGATACGCCTTCACCTACGTTGAGGGCTGCGATGGCGTCTGCGTCGTTGTTGATCTCTGCGGTGCGTTCTGCGGTATAAGTCATTGTCAGTCTCCTTGTTGTGGGGCCGTAACCCCGTTGACCAATTCTCTTTGAACGATATCGCATCACCTTGCAAGGGGATAATTGCATTATTTAGTATTTTTTTTGACCGCCTTCACCTCAATCCGCTCCCCGTTGTTTCGACGGAGCTTATCCATCTTCACCATTGTCAGGAGGGACAGACCGAACTTTTCTGCCACCTCCTCCTTCTTGGCCTTTGGCTTAGCGAGTTCTGCCTGTATTTTCTCCACCATTTGCAGCGTGAGCCTTTTAGTCACTGAGCTGCTCCAACTCTCTGATTGCCCAGTTTATGCCTTGGATCTCAACGCCCATGTCATGCAGGCCGTGAGCATCCTTGGCGTGAAGAAACACTTCTGCCATTTCCCAGCAGACGCGCACCCTGTCTTGCAGGGCGGAGATACGCTGGGCTTTAGTCATTTTGTTTCCTTCATGGCATCGCGTGCCTTTTTCAACGCAAGCGCTGCATGCCCAACAAATTCAGGATGACCGTTTTCAAGAGCCATCTCTAGATAATCCTCAAGAAATGGAATGACATATGCCAAAGTCACACGTAGCAGTTCCACCTTCTTCTTATTTCCCTTAGCCATTGGTCTGCTCCCATAGGCGGTCCAGAACAACCGAGTAGGGTTCCTCTTCGGCATCCCACTGGTCTTCGATCTGGTCCATCAGGTCAAAGAAATCGCCGGTCTCTTCTATACCCACAAAGCATTTGGTTAAGCCCAGCTTGTGGTTCACGAACGTGGTTGTGCTCAAACCAGCGTCGATGGTGTAGTTATCAAAACGGATCATGCGTACCTCCTGTGGGCCATCGGCCCTGTTGATCTGTTATCTTTGGCAGACATTTATTCCCCTTGCAATGGGGTTTCGTAATTATTTCTTAGGTGCTGACGAACCAACTCCCCTCGATCCCACTGACCAGAGCGGATGCCAGCCTGCACGATCATGCTGAAGGGTCGGCCCTCCTCTTCACGCTGGGCGATCAGGGCTTCACGGGCATGCTTCATTCGAGGGTCTTCAATCATTGTATGGCATCCAATTCATCTGGTCTGGTTACGATAATAGCCCAGCGGCCGTCACAAAAGGGAACCGTCAAATGCAGATGCCCCTCCACGTAGGCCATATCATCCCATTCGTCTGCCTCGGCCTGCTCTAGCCGTGCTATGAACTCAAAGATGACCTCGCCGAGCTGTGTGGGTGTCATAGCCACCTTTCCTCAATGTAGTCAGCCACCAGTTCGATCACTTGGCAATTGGCCTCTGTGGCAGCCAGATTGATCTTGGGTGTGTCCATGGCCTTACAAACGGCAAGGAATGCCTCTTCCCTGAGATCTGCGACGATCTGATTAATCAGGGCCTGCCGATCCATCACCTCAATCATTCTGCGCAAATCCCATCCACGACGCCATCCATGATGCTGTCTGGGATAGGCATCTCCCACTGCTTCTTGAGGCGGTCGTCCATGTTGGTGGATGAGCCGTTAGCTTCGTAAAAGGTTAGGCGCAGATCCATGTACATTTTGCTGTCGCACTTAACAGCCGCAAACCCAGTGGCCCACTCTCTTTTCGGCAGGCTGATGCGATACCACGCCCCGATGGCGTCACTGCCACGCTTGATGGTGTCGAGATCAATCCACGCCTTTGTCTCGCCGTTCTCGGCCACGAGCCTCCATGTGGCGGCATCAGCCGAAGAGGGCATGGTCAGGGCGATCAGGAAGAGGATCTTCTTCATATCAGAGTGCTTTGCCACAGGACCGATACCCTTCCGTTAGAGCTTTGTGCTCGCTTATAGCCGGCCGCCTCCACAATCTCTCCTCTTTCGGCAGCTTTTGCAATATGCCCCCACGCCCTCTGGTCGGGTGCTGCCGGCAGTTCTGGGTTGGCCTTGCGGACCTCTTCTGTCGTAAAAGACTTATGCTCGCGTGCGTACTTGACGAAGGCCTGATAAGCGGCCGCCTTCCATTCGTCCCCGGCACGGTCTGCGGCCTGCTTGGCGCGCTCTAATCCAACCTCGATCATAATTCACCCTTTGCTTTAATTAGACCTATGTAGGTGTTATCCCCCAAAATCCCGGCATACACCTTGCCCTCAAACTGCTCGGCTATCGTCATTTTACTGTACACCTTGCCAGTTTTAAAAATGGCTTTCGCCAATTTGCGAGACCCCTCAATGAGGTTTTCGTTTGGATCTTTGGGGGATTGGCTGCCCTTCTTACTCGCCATGTTTCAGGGTCCGCATCGACTTCTTGAAACGTCCCTTCTCATCGCGGTCTGTCAGCGTTGAGTATTCCTCAACCAGTGCGTCGTACTTCTTGCCGGCAGAGTACGCCTTGATGGCATAGCCAGCGGCAAAGGCGATTGCTCCAATAACAACTTCCGTCATGCTACCTTCCTTCCTATACGTTCGGCTGCGCGTTGACGCAGGCTTTCTATGCGTGTTCCCCGGCACCCAGATGCCAAGTCGTACTCACGCGACAACATGGTGAGCTCATGATCCAGAGCTCTCATTTCGACCTTCAGGCGGTCGTATTTTGCAAAGGCTTTAGAAGCCCTCTTCAAAATATCCGTCACCCTCGTTCTCCTTAAACAAGTCGTCTTCAATCCAAACAAAGCCAGCCAGCATTGCCTCGATGGCGACTGAGATCGGGCCAGAGACGGGTAGCTCACCGCTCTCCATGCGACGCACAGTCCTATATCCATTGGTTTCCGATAGGCGCAGGGCGTCCGCCATCTGACGGACCGTCATGTCTAACTTCTTGCGTGCTGCCTTAAATTCTTCTGCGGTCACAAAGCCATCCTAACAGCCATGTAGACCATGATAGCCACACCAATCAGCGCAACAACCTTCATGAGGGTGTCGGTAGGCTGACCAATCTCATTCTCAACCACGACGTAGGGCGGCTTCACAGCGTCAAAGACCTTCTGACGAATATCGACAGCGCGCTTGAGACCAATCCCTTTAACGTCGCGGACCATGTCACTTGGCTCAGCGTCGAGGATGTCTCCGGCCGTTTCGTAACCTGCGCGAGACAGGTCATCCAGCAAATAGCTTTTTGGCATGATGGCTTTGAGCGGGATGGCCCGCCAGATTTTATCGTTAGTCATAGTCATTGTGCTCCCAGTGAAATTACGTCGTATTGAATTGCTCGGCCATTGTGCAGCTTGCCGCGATCAGCAGCCTCCAACTCCATGGCGAGGCAGACACCATCGGACCAAGTTTCCGAGTGAGCGACAGTGGCGATCCACTCGGTCTTGCCGTTTATGTCGATGGCTGTGTGCTTGATGATTTCAAACTTGATCATGTTAGATCGCCTCCACTTTGCAGCCGTGCGCCAAAAGGTTGGCTTTGGCTTCGCGGATCGTGCTGTGGCAGAAGGTCACGCCGTTCTGCTCGCCATTGTGGAAGTCAGGGATTTCGAGGTCGTGGCGATCAAACTCCCACGTGCTGCCGCACGGCCATGTAGCGCGATACTGGCGCGCCTTGCGTACAGGGCTGCGGCGCGTGATGGCAAAGATGTCGTCTGCAAAGTTGTTAATGGTAGTCATGTCAAACCTCCTTGGTGGGCATCATTGCCCGCTGACAATCCCCGTCTAAGAGGATAATAAAACATCGTCAACTATTTTTTTTCATTGGTCAGTGACGGCTGATAACGGACGATGTCCCAGTCGCTCTCGAAGTCGAAGGGCTTCCAGCGCCACTTGCCGGGCTCTTGGTTGCGGCGCGTCTGGCCATTGCGGAACATGATGTCCACGAACTCAAGGTTAGGAGCCCTCCCCCTGTTGGCTGGCAATGCTATGCCTTTCGGTCCACGAAATGGGTAAACGTGCCGTCCGAGTTCTCCCGACGGTTGACGAAGTACGGCCGGCCGCTGGCGATCACCCAGTTCATTTTGTTTGCCTCCTCGCAGTGCTTGTAGAGCATATCAACTCCGTAGCGAGCGTTCTGGGCCTCACCCATCGTCTTCTTCAATGCGTTAGTCATTTAACAAGCCCTCTACTTTCATGATGCGTTCACCGATCCAGCGCATGACTGGCACGGCCATTGAGTTACCTAAAGCCTTATAGCGCGGCCCGTCTGGGCAGTCCTCCGCGCCCTTCTTGCGCCACGGGATGGCCGTGAAGTTGTCGGGGAAGCCTTGCAACCGCTCGCACTCAACGGGGGTCAGACGGCGGACAGTGGACTGTTGCTGCGCAAACAGGCTGCCGTTCGTTGCGCTTGCGTTGCCGTTCCACTTTGTGCCGTAGGCTGCGGTCAGACAGTCTGCCGTTGGCTGGAACGCTTCACTGGGCACCATGACTGCGTATCGATCCGCGCCAGTGCTGAGGGTGGGGCTTTGCTCTTCGCTCAATCCGATGGTCCGCGCCTTCGCGCCCATCTTCCAATCAAACGCCACGGCGGGCTGCTGGCCACCACCATCCCCGCCTTTACGCAGTGTCGGGCTGGCGACAGGTTGAGCAACGTAATCTCCACCCTGATTTCCGCCAACTGGGCCGCCTGCCATCAATGGTTGCGCCACCTCAGTCTCGCGGGCCTTGTAATCCTTGCCGCTGTTCATGGGCATAATTGAATAGGCTATCGCCTGCGTAACGGGACGAGCCTCTAAAGTGTAAGCAGCATCATCATCACGAAACCCGGCTCCATCGGGGCCAGCGTTGGGGTTCTCACAAACTGCCCGCTCTTGGATGGCATAAGTGACGTGCATATGGCTGCTTTTGCTCATCGTTGGCGCAGGCATACCATCCTCAGCCTTTGAGCGATTGGTCTTGGATGTAATTTGCGCAAGGTCAAACGGCACGATGTGTCCCTGCTCTGCGTCCTGCACAGACCGTGATCTTCCTGTTCTAGCGCATAACGAACCAACGCTTTCACCAACCTGCGGATTGTGTTCGGTTATATCTCCGAAGAACCCGCTACACTGGTTAGCGCCGACCGTAAGGGTGTCGGAAGTTCTTTCCCCCTTTTTTCGGCTCGGCGCAGAATGCCCTTGCAAGCTGTGGCGCTCAAAAAGAACCGCTGCGGCACTGGCTGCGTCTCCAAGACATCCGACAACGAACACACGGCGGCGCCTCTGGGCCACTCCAAAGTACTGAGCGTCAAGCACTCTGTAGGCGAACCCATACCCGAGTTCGACCAAGCCCCCGAGTATGGAACCAAAGTCCCGTCCTCCATTTGACGACAAGACGCCGGGGACGTTCTCCCAAACCACCCATCTGGGCCGTTTTCTCTGAGCAAGTTTAAGAAACTCAAGCGCCAAGTTGCCACGGTCATCGTCCAAGCCTCCTCTGAGGCCAGCGACTGAGAAGGATTGGCAGGGGGTTCCTCCGACAAGAAGGTCAATTGCTCCATAGTCATCTTCTCCAATAGTTGTGAAATCTCCGTGTAGCGGCACGTCAGGATAATGGTGAGATAGGACAGCGCGTGGGAACGGCTCAATCTCACTGAAGAAAGCTGCCTCCCAGCCAAGGGGATGCCACGCAGCGGTCGCGGCCTCAATCCCAGAGCAAACGCTGCCGTACCTAATCATTGTAATTGCCCTCCAGTATCTTTTGGAAATTAGCCTTCTTGAACACCCAGTCAAACGTGCACCCGCGCCAGCCGTTATCGCCGCGCAAGAACGGGCTCCGCTCGATGCTGTTGAACACCGCCACAAAGTCCTCAAGCTTGTATTGGGCCATCCGAGCCTTCAGCAGTGCACGCCGCTCCGGTGTCAGGTCACGAACCTTTGGCTTGCCAAGCTTGACTGCAACCTCATTCCAGACCTCAACAACATCCTTCGGGTCGAACGTGTCTGAAACCTCGGTTTCGGACATACACTCGTTAGAGTGTATAATATCTTGGTTAGTGGTTAGTGGTTTATGGTTAGTGGTTAGGCTTTGTTTGGGTTCCTTTTGGGTTACCTCTGGCAAAGGCTTGGGTTTTTCTGGGATGGCTTTGGTATCAGTTTCGGATGCCGACGGGTTGGCTTTGGGGCGGCCACCGCGCTTGCCGTTCTCGCGCTGTTTCTCAAGAAACTTGCGGTAATTGTCGATCTCAGCGTCGCACCGATCATGCGCCCAGCGGTCATCCTCTGCGAGGCAGAAGAAGTCTTGAAGCACCTGAGTGACCTCTTGCACATGGTCGCGCATGCCGATCTGACGAGCCACGTCGGCCTCATCGCCAAACAGCTTCCCGTCGCGCAGGTAGTAGAGATCGAGCAGCCGACGATAGGCCAGATCCTCCATCAGTGAGAGGTGGCGCGTGTGGCTGGCGTAGTCGCCAATGTTGAATTGGAAATAGTGCATTGTCAGGCCTCCGCGTCTTGCACGCAAAGGGACAACTGGGTATAACTCGTCATATCAATGCCTCCTCTTCAGGCGTTGTATCGGGGTGGGACCGCCGCAACTCGGTCTCACCCCCAAACCTTAACTCAAGCGTAAATCTTCCGCAAGGCCTCCGGTGAGACCTTTGACTTGGCACGCAGACCAAGGTGGTGACGCACGCTCGTGTGATCCAATTCTAGGATGTGGGCGATCGTGTACGGATCATAGTCATACCTAAAGAAAAGCAGGGCTATGAACTCCTTTCGGGCCTCCACGATGTGCTTCAATCGGCTCTTGCCGAACACCTCTTCTGCGGAAACTTTATGCTTCCTACGCACGCGATCCATGGCAGGCTTGACCCCCTTGGGCATGATCAGCCCCTTGGGCACCTTGATCGGCATGGCGAGGAACTCTTCCAAAGTCATTTACGTCTCCAAGAAGGTTAAGTGGGGATAAAGTGCCTTGAAGATGGCCTTGCGCAGGACGTAGTCAGAGGTCTTGAACCCCTTCACGTCCTCGCACACGTTCTTATCGCCCTCAAAATACTGGAAGTCCGGCCGCATCCCAACACGCCTGCCGTTCTCGTGCTTGATCTGCCGGCCGTCGATCTCGAAGAAGAACTGCGGCTGCACCACTAGGTGGGTGATATGACCCGCCCGCTCTAGTAGATGCAGCTCGTTGCAGCGCTTGGCCTCCTTGATGCTGTCATGGGTGTGGCCATGCAGACAGTCAGCCTTCTTAGCCCCGTACTTATGCCTTCTCATTGATCAGGTCATCCAAAGCACGGCGCACTTTGACGTAGTTCTCCAGCGTCGGAGAGGCCTTCTCATTGCGCCACAGGCTGAGAACATTCTTCCCAATCCCAGAGCGCTCAGCAATGTGCCACGCCTTGATATTGTGCATTGCAGCATCTGCATAAATCCTGCTGATGAGTAGCTTCACGTCTTCGTTCATAAATCCTCCTTGTCACAGCGCCATATACGCGCGTTTCACCGCATTGCAATTTTTTTCTTGACTGACGTGATGATTGGATTATTTTGGCCGCCTCAAACAATCAGAACTGGAGACCTTTGTGAACGTATATCAGAAGCTCAACAATGCGCGCATGATGGTGCATGCGCAGCCCCTGAAGAAGACCGGAAAGAACACCTTTGCGGGTTACGAATACTGGGAACTTAGCGACTATCTGCCGCAGTCATTGATCGCCTGCGAAGAGGTTGGCCTGTGCCCGATCATCTCGTTCGACAATGAGATTGCAACGATGCGATTGGTGGACGTCGATACGGGAGAGGAGATCGTGATCACCTCGCCTATGGGATCGGCTGCATTGAAGGGCTGCCATGAAGTCCAGAACATCGGCGCAGTGGAGACCTACCAGTCTCGCTACCTCTGGCAGACTGCCATGCAGATCATAGAGCGTGACGTGCTCGAAGCTACCACTGGCCGCGATGCGCCTGAGAAGAAGCTTGCGACTGATGCACAGCTTGCTGAGTTGACCACCATGATTGAGGTGACCTCCACCGACGTTGCGTCCCTCTGCCGCTTCTACAAGGTTGATGCCTTGAGCAAATTGTCCACGGATCAGGCCGCGCACGCGATTGCAGCCGTCAAGAAGAAGGTGAAGTAACATGATTGAGCAGAACACGCCTGAGTGGCATCAAGCCCGCTGTGGTTCCTTGGGAGCCTCTGCCGTCCATGACGCCCTAGCCAAGACCAAGTCTGGCTGGGGAGCGGGTCGAGCCAATGCAAAGGCCCGCATCGTTCTAGAGCGCCTCACAGGGACGCCGCAGGAAAGCTTCACCAACGCTGCTATGCAGTGGGGCCATGATCAGGAGGACAACGCAGCCAACGCCTACGCCTTCCTGACAGGCAATCCGGTTGAAGTGTGCGGTATCTATAAGCACCCGACCATTGAGGGCACACACGCCTCTCCTGACCGCCTTGTGGGCGACGATGGGCTGGTGGAGATCAAGTGCCCCAACAGCGCAACGCATTTGGACACGCTGCTGACCAAGAAGGTGCCGGCCAAGTACATCACTCAGATGCAGTGGCAGATGGCTGTCACCGGCCGTAAGTGGTGCGACTTTGTGTCCTATGACCCGCGCTTCCCTGAAGAGCATCAGGTCTTCACCCAGCGCGTTGAGCGTGACGATGCCCGGATTGCGGAGCTTGAAAAGGATGTGGCTGAGTTCCTTGCGGAAGCAGAGGCCGATCTAAAGGCTCTCAATGAAGGTTAATCACAAGAGGATTAAGCCGAAGGCGGGGGCAGCGCCGACGGCTGAGGAGCGGCGTTTCTGGGATTGGTTGGCGGAATGCGCTTGCCTAGCCTGTGGACGCCGCCCCGTTACCCTCCATCATGTGACCAGCGATGGTTACAAGCGTATCGCCCGAAGCCATAAGAGGGTCGCCCCACTCTGCGCCATGCACCACCTAATCCAGCACGGCCCTACCATCTCGGTAGAGGCATTGGGTCACAAGGGGTTCACTGAGCGCTGGGGGGTCGATCTACTGGCCGAAGCCGAGCAGCTCTGGGAGCAGTGGAATGAAGAGTGTAACTCTAAAGACCAAGGCGCAGCGTGATTATGCCAAGCAGCTCATTGACGAAGCCCCGGATAACTATGTGGTGTCGTTCAAGGAGCGCACGCGCAGTCTCGACCAGAATGCCCTCATGTGGGCGCTCTTGGAAGATATTGCGTCGGCAAAGCCTAATGGCCGGGATATGGACAAGGACACATGGAAAGCCGTGTTCCTGTTCGAGATCGGCATCAAATCACGCTTCCAGCCAAGCCTTAGCGGGGAGGGCATGGTCGTGATCCCCTCCAAGTCATCAACCCTATCTGTCAGCCAATTCTCCGAGCTGATCGAGTGTATCTATGCGTACGGAGCAACCAACGGCATCGTGTGGCGAGACTACACGCATGGCCTTATCGAAGAAAGAAACAAGAAATGAGCGAACAAGTTAGCGCGGATGAATTGCGCCTGCTGATTGAGCGGATCGAGACGCTAGAGGCTGAAAAGCAGGGCATCGCCGACGACGTAAAGGACACGTACAGCGAGGCCAAGTCTCGTGGTTACGACACAAAGATCATGCGCCAGATCGTCCGCCTGCGGAAGATGGAGGCACACGCACGTCAGGAAGCAGATCTGCTTCTGGACACCTATCGTTCAGCACTGGGGATTTGACATGCAGGTAATGACAATCAGAGGAAACATCGGCAAGGACGGCGTCATCAAGGACGTGCGCGGCCGGGACGTGCTGTCGTTCTCAGTCGGCGTGAAGCAGGGCTTTGGGGACAACACGAGCACCAATTGGTATCGCGTGCAGGTTTGGGGCAAGCTTGCTCAGACCCTGCTTCCCAAGGCCGTCAAAGGCGTGGGCGTGATTGCGATCGGTGATTTGAAGATCGGGGACTACCAAGGCAAGCCCAGCTTTGACATTGACGCTACCAAGGTTGAGTTTATTGGCGCGCCAAAGGCGGAGGCCAAGCCTGCATATCAGCAGCCTAGCTTTGTAGAAGATCTGAACGACGACGTACCGTTTTAAGGGAGGGTGACATGGGGTGGTGGAGCATCTTTGAGAACGAAAAGCGGCTGAAGGATTTGAATGAAGAGCTTAACCTTTGCGCGGAGCACCGCAAACAAGGCTCGGCTGAAATCCAGAAGCTTCAGATCATCAACGCTGCGCTTAGGCGTGAGAATGAGATCCTTCGCAGAGACATCCACCACCTCATGGCTGATATACAGCCCAGAGACGCTAAAACGGGGCGTATGCTACCAAAGGTGAAACATGCAGACTGACACTGACACAGCCCTTCTGGAGACCCTCAAAAAGGGTGAGGCCAGCCATGACGTGCTTATGGCCGCTCACGATCGGCTCACAGAACTACTGAGGCAGAAGGGCGACATGTTCAAACAGCTCGTTGAGCAATTGAACGAGATCGACGCCCTGAAAGACCAGTTAAAAAAGAATTAACATTTTTCCCTTTACAAGGTGAAAAGCATCTGCCATATCGGACTGGTCAACGGGGCTGCGGCCCCACAACAGGAGACAAGAGATGGAACTGTTTTTTGATTATCGTGATGATCTGGTGGATCTGGGTCGGGATGAAGACGGCGAAGTTGTCGTCGGTCGTTCGTTTTACGTAGTGGCTGAAGACGATGCCGGTCATCGTTGGGCTCATTCTCATTCGTTTCTGGATCACGTTCGTGCTGTTGATGAAGATGGCGCTCGTTATTGGGCTCGTCGCTCTTTTGCTGAAGTAGAAGATGCAGCAGTTCGTCTTCGTGATCGTATCGCCGCTCACGTGGCTGCCGGTGGTCGTTTGGACGCATCTCTTTGGGTCGAGATTGATCCAGCTTACGGTTCAGCGGCTTATCAGGAGCTGGACGCAGTCGGTTATTTCGGAGCGCGTGAGCGTCATCAGGCCCGCGAAGCAGGCGAAGCGGTTCCTTTCGATCAAGCTATCGACGTTCATTTTGCTTAATCCAATGGGGCTTCGGCCCCACCCTTTTGGAGGATGTCATGGTTAGAGCAGCATCATATTACGACTATCGCAGTGGCCAGTACGCCGTTCTTGTGATCGAAAACATCGGCAACGGCACTCGTGAGCAAGTTGATGAAATCGTCATCCCACGCGGCAAGCGCTCAGCTCGCAAGTGGGCCAAGGATCTCAACGCAACGCCGTGGAACTTCTGATGTACGTGATCTGGGGACGCAAGGCCAACGGCAACGCCGTCAAGTGCTTCACATGGCGCGGAGAGGCCTCACAGGGCGTCCAGAGGGCCTACAGAGAGGCTAAGGACTGGGACTATGATCTGGCCTATTGCTGGGCTGAGGAGGTGCTATGAAGGGCAAACAACGGTTTAACGCTGGGCCATTTGAGGATGCGCTGCAAATGCCCATCCCCGAAATGGTTACACGTCGTATTTCTCAGAAAGCTCTTCCAGCTCAACCGGTCCGCCCTGAGCCATCAAAGGCATCTCGCCCTTGAGCATCTTTTCCATGACGATCTCAGGGTCAACGCCAAGGCGATCAGCGGTGTATTTGATGCGGGCCTCAAACGTCTTCAGGAAGGGTTCTGCGACCGATCCAAGGCCTGTATCCTCTCCGCCGCCAACCCACATTGACGCCTGATACTGAGCGGGTGACATTCCAAGCTTCTTTGCTTGGTCCTGTTGCCAGCCCTCATAGTAACCATATTCGTTTTCATTAGGCATTGATGCCCAGAAATTGGGGCGCGCAACAGCCTCATCCATTGAGATGGAGCCAGACTTGAGCCAATCCTGAGGGCGATACGTTACCTTTGGCTTTGAGCGATCAAGCTTGCTTGTAAACGCATCAATGTCAGAGCCCTGCATGTTGGGATACTGCTCAAGCAGGTCCGAAATGATCTTCTGACGATCATTGTTCTCAGGCTTGATCAACTCATCAAACGATGTGGCAAGGAAGCGCGGATCTTGGCTGATGATGCCCGGCAAACGGAAATTGTGCGTGTCAATCGTGGCGACCTGCTGGTTGCCCTGTAGGTTGCTGGAGAAACTTGCGGGCTTCGGGTTGTCAAAGATGTTCCAGCCACCCTCTTCCGCAATGTTACGGGCGTGTTTGACGTGGCTTTCCTGTGCAACAGACCCATACCCCTTAGCGGGCTTGTCTGGCACTGGGATGCCGTTTTTCAGCAAATAGTTGTAGTAGGATGCCATGCGAATGTTGTCTTGCACCTTGGCACGAGGGCTGGTGGCAGCAACAATGTCCATCAGGCGTGAGTATTCATCTGGGGCACGGCTTTCACCGACAGAAGAAACTAGACGGCGATAGAGAGGGTCGGTGTTGTACCATTCAAGGCCGCCCCGCTCTGCGCCGCGCTCCACGGTCTCATTAATGCCACGCGCCACATCTTCGCTGGCCAAAGCGTCCACAATGCGCGCAGAGGGACCGCGAGGTGCTTGGTAACGCTCAATCTGAAACTGGGGAACGTCCGGCACTTGGCGCAAAGCGCTGTAATCGAACATAGTGCCAAGATTGTCTTCATTGGCGGCCCGCCAATCAGAAAAAGACGGCGCACCCTTTTGCTTAGAAGATGTCGCAGCAAATACGTCAGCCGCCAAATCGCGGTTCGTGCCAGCGCCAGTCTTCAAATAAGCAGGCGCTTCGACTTTGGGTGCTGGGGCTTTAACTGGCTTCTTTTTCGGCGGAGCAGCCTTTTGTGGAGTGGCCTTTTGTGGAGCAGCTTTAGGCGGAGCGGCTTTAGGCGGTTCTACCTTTTTAGCTTCTCGCTGCACGGCTTTGCGGATCGTGGCCTCGTCAGCCTGATCGCCAAGGGTGTCCATGACCTGCTTAACCAGCGGTCGGCCAAAGTCCTTGTAAAGCTGACTTACGAACTTTGACAGACTGCTCATTTCTTCTTGCCCCGCTTAACGGCCATGCCGCCCTTCTTATACTGTTTTGCGGGCCTTTTCACCCGAAAGTTGCTGACCGCGTCCTTGGCCTTTTTAGCGTACTTTCCGACCCGGTTCATAACGCCATAGGTCAGGCCACCCAGAATGCCCTCTTCGACCATGCTGCGGGGAAGATCAGCCATACCCTCAGCCTCACCGGCACCGTACAGAGCGCCCATGGCGACCTCAGGGGCGTATTTAGCTAGGCGGGGAGCTTTAGCTGCCAGTTGCGCCACGCGGGCTGCTCCTACACCGGGGATAAGGCTGGGCACGATAGAGCCAAGCGCTTCATATCCAAAGGCTCCGTAGGGGTCTGCCTCCTCATACGCCTTCATCTCACGACGGATGCGCGCAACCTCACGGGAGTAGGCAGACGGATCTCGCTGAGCCAGCGCACGCAAGCCAGCTTCAATCTCATCGCCAAAAGCGAAGGTCGCCCCTTTTATGCCAGCGCGAAATCTGTCTCTGTTTGTGGTTTCGGGCATGGTTTCTTCCTACGGCCTGTCGCCAGTTTCAAATTCATAGATACCCTGCGCAACCCTTCTTATGCGGTCAGGCGGGATCTTATCGTTAGGTCCAATCCCAGCCTTATCCGCTACGTGCTTGACGTAGTTGTTAAAGGCCTCAGGATCATTGGCAGCGTTTGTTGGGCTCAGCCAGCCTTCGATCAGAGAGTAGGGCGTGTTCTGACCCTTTTTGATCTTGTTGATGATCAGGGTCATCTTAGCTTCTTTGCCAGCCGACATAGTGTCAAACTTGGCAAACGGGATGCCCTGCTCATTCTTGCCCTCACCCGGCCCAATGTAACCCGGCAGCTTTTTGGTCCATGAAGAAACGATCAGGTTGCCGGGGTTGTTGTTACGTTCCCCAACAGAGGCTTTGCCATCGCTAAAAGGGGCGTTGCCTTCTTCAGCTTCCTCCTGTGCAGCAGGGAGAGCAGGCGTAAGGCCATTGGCCTCTTGCGGCGCTTCTTCTACTAGAGGCTTCTCGATGCTGACAGATGGCGGCATTTGCAGAGAGCGATCTTCGACAGCGGCTGGGGCAGTTGCGCCAACGGCTGCCGCACCACGTCCTGAAAGAACGTCTTCAACCTTAATGTTACGAGCAGCAATCGCCTCGGCTTGGCGATATTCTTCCAACAAACCACGAAGCTTTTGAGGATCGGAAGTGCGCAAAGCTTGAGCAAGCTTGGTGTAGACCTTTTCGCTCATTTTAGAGCCCGGAACTTTGCTGGCCAGCCACATGCCAAGGCGCGCCAAGTTACCCGGCGATGTCGGGTTCAGAACCGCGCTCACAACCGTATCAAAATCGCCCGTCGCAATTGAGTTATCCAGCGAAGCGAGATCCTGCGCAAGTGGCGTGGTGGGCGAGCCGCCAAGCGTCTTTGAGGTGCGCTCAAACAGCTCCGCCTCACGCTTCAATGCCGCATCAAGCACACGGAACTGCTCTTTTGGCAAAACCGTGCGAAGCTTTTCACGATTACCCTTTGCCATGATTTCCTTGGCAAAGTTGCGAGAGCGTGCCGTGTCTTCAGTTGGCTCAATAATTCTCTGCATCAGGCCAGTACGGAAGGCCTCCTTTTCAGCCTCCGACATCTTGCCAAACGCTTTCTGGACCTCTTGCGGGCGCACAGAGCGAGACATTGCGTCTCGACCATTTTCTAGCGCTTTGCGCACCTCAAGGTCGCCAGCATACATCCTGCGTGCCTGACGATACTCAGGGACAATCTTGTCCAGACGGTCAAGGATTTGGTCGCGCGTATCTTTCAATTTCTCCGCACGACCACCATCACCAGCCTTGTACAGGGCAGTAATTTCTTCATCCAATACGCGCTTGATGCTGTGCAATGTGCGGACATCAGGAACAATATCACCCGTCGGACGCAGACCAACCAAAGTGCCAGCCTCATCAAGGACAGGCTCCATCTCCATCTTGAGCATATATTTAGACGGATCTTCGCCACGCGCAGCCGCATTATTTGCAGCTATATCAGCGGTTTCCTTAGCTTTCTTCAGTGCGCCAGCAACGCCGGGGTTCTTCAAAAGCGTCTGGATCGTCGGATCTTTGACCGCGCCAAAGGCAAAAGATTTCTCATAACCCTCTTCACCGATTTTGCGCAGACGGTCAGTGACAGCATCTTGTGCCGTAAAATAATCCTGAGCATCAGGGAACGCAGCCCGGACTTGCTCAGTAAAGCGCTCAGGGGCCTCACTTTGACGTTCCGCAAGAGTGCGAACCAATTCCTCGCGGCCCTCATTTGGCTTGGAAATGACAGCCTTCGTCAGGCGAGCCATTTCTGGTGTGGTCATGCCTAATTCCATAGGAACGCCGTACTTCTGACCGCGCTGCATCATGAATGCAATTGTCTCTGGAGATGTGTCACCTAATGCGCGATTGATCTGCTCAGCCGCACCTACAGTAACACGATCAGGCGTTGGCCCAGCACGGCCAAGTCGGCGTAAAACCGCATCCTTACCACGCATCGCCAAACGTCCACCGCCCGGCAACAGGCTACTTACGAGACCACCCGTAATACCTTGCTCAAGAGCCTCAGTGGGGATGTCTCCCATGGTATTCGCAGCGCCAATACCCGAAACAACGCCAGATGACGCACCAACAAGGCCTGATCTCAGCGCAGCGCTTCCAATCTTGCCAATCCCAGTCGCAGCCTGATAGCCACGACCAATAAAGCCAAGGCCGGGAATAAATGTGCCTGCAAGGCCACCACCCAGTTCTAGGCCAAGCGCCTCTCCCGGATTGGCCTTAGCCCATTTGTCGTAGTCGTAATTGATCTGGCCTTTAATCTTATAGTATTCGTCTGCGCTAAGCTCACCAGATAGGAGCATGCGCGTTGCCGCTTCAGCTTCGTCTGCAAAGTCAAAGAGAGCACCCTTAGCAAAGGCTCGCGCACGATTAGCGCCCTCGCCAGCGGTGCCCATTTCCGTCACGATAGGCTTTGTAGGCGCAACCGGGATGTTAACGTCCTCATAGGCGACACGCGGGTTGAGCATGCCGCTCTTTTTGTAAAAGTCTTCGATTTGTTGGACGTTTGATACATTCATGCCATACTTGGAGGCCAAGCTTTGCAATTGAGATGCGTCAAAGCTCTTATTTGCAGCAGCGCTTTTGATGTAAGCAGAAACCTCAGCCTCATAAGCCTTGCGCTTATCGGCATCCGTCATGGGAGTGGCAACAGGCGCTTCAGGAGCGCCCTCACCCTTAGCAGGCTCACCTGTAGAAGGCGCAGAAGAAATGCCGAGATGTTTCTTAACAGTCTGGTCTATCACCTCATCCGGCGTCCCCTCTTCAAACTCTAGAAACGTGCCGTCAGGGAGTTGCGCTTTTATGGTCATTTAATGCGGTTCCCTTGCTTGTCGTAACGGATTGTCTTCGGCGTGCTAGAGGAAGCCCCAGAATAATATCCGCTGCGGATTTTCTCTTCACGATCTTTTGCGCGCTCAATAATGCGCTGAAGCATCGGAATAGCGTTACTCCAGAGGCGCTCACGCGCCGCACGAGGTAAGCTAGAGGAACCCTGAAGCTGAACAAGAAACTCACGCTCTGCGTTGGTAATTGCACCGGGGAAGGTGGTCTTTAATTTACCAATTGCGATTTCCTTGATGAGTGTGTCCATCTCCTGAGCGGCCAAATAGGCAGGATCATCAGAATTAAACAGGCTGCCAATGCCCTTGCGGATACCAGACAGGCTACCCTCAAACGCAGTCGGGCTAAGCTCCATGACTTTCTGAAGCCTGTTCAGCGTGTCTTCAGATGCCGAAATAACATCAGCATTCTCAAACATCATCTTTTGCTCAGTAGACGTAAGTTTGCGCTCTGGAGCCGCCGCAGCAGGCTTGAACTCGCCTGTAGTGTCGTCGATTTGGCCAGCCGTTGCACCATACATAGCCGCTTCTTCAGGAGTAGCAGGGCGCCAATTAGCTTCAGTCGTGAGTGGCTGAAGGCCCTTTGGACCTTTAATGAATTGGCGACCTCCGATGGTCACAACCGTCTCTTCAGCGCCCGGCACCCTTGTCAAAACCTTGTTTGGATCACGCTTGTCAACAACAACGCTTCCCGGAGGCAGAACAAGAGGCTGTGGCCCATAACGAGACTGCAAGTTCTGAAGTGCAATCACGTTCTTAACATCACCCTGCGCCAGAGCCATACGCTGCTTAGCGAGGTTCTGGAGCGCTTCAGTGCGCTCCTCTTCGCCTGTGCGCTTCAACTCACCAAACTTCTGCAAGACAGGCAGGACGTTGCCCATGGTGCCAGAAAAGCCACGAACGCTTGTGGGGGCAAAGAATGCAGACGAAAGGGCTAGAAGCTTTTCAGTCCCACTGGGACCATATCGACGCTCTTTGATTTGTTTTGCCAAATCGTCGTAGTAACGCTGCTGCGCCTGTGAACTAGCAAGGATCGCCCGTGAGATATCTTCAGGCTTAGTCAGGTTCATAGCCGAAAGACCGCCAAGACCCGCATAGGCATCCGCAGCGTCCGCATCAGCGGCAGCGTTGTCTGCGGCATCTTCGTTAGCCACGTTCAGGTCTTCATCTTCCATGTCGCCTCCGTTGATCATCAGATGATACCCGCGCCCTTGAGTTCTTTAATCAACGCAGCGCCACCGGTCAGGGCACCCGCCACCTGAGAAGCCGTTGATGCTGGGTATTCAGGCTTATAGCTTGTCGGCTGGATGCCGTATTCCTGCGTGGCCGTCGGAACAGCGCTAGAAACACCCTGCAACGCGCCAACCATCTGGCTGATCTGCTGCTGCGGGTAAGCCTGACGACGCTCCCATTCAGCACGGGCAAAGTCGAGGTTCTGCTGTGCCAAAGCTTGCTGCTGTGCGCCGATCTGAGACAAGGCACCTGCACCAGTGAGGCCTTGGGTCTGCTGCTGCTGTGCGAGATCTGCCATCTGAGCAGCCGCTGCCATCTGGTTTGCGGTGTCCTGACCGTAATAGCCAGCCGCCTGACCAGTGATGTCAGCCAATTGCCGACCAGCCGCCGACAGCGCACCCTGCTGTTGGAAGCCAAGGCTGCCAGCGGTCTGAGCCAATTCAGCTTGACGCGCAAGATCGGCCTGAGCCAAGCCTGCGGCCTGACCATAGCCCTGCTGCAATGCCTGCGCCTGCTGGGCCGAGACGCCCTCCATCGTGTCACGCAAAGCCCGACCGATCAGTTCAGCCTGACGTGTGCCGCCAAACTGGCCTGCGCTAATCATCTTGTCGCTGATTGCCGGAAGGAGCTGCTCTTGCAGCGTACGTGCGCCCAGTGCGCCAATCCGGCCGACAACAGCCTCCTGATACGGGTTCATGTACTGGTTGATGTTCTGCACTGCCGTCTGGCCAGCCTGCCCCAGATAGGGCTGCGCCATATTCAAACCAGTGGGTTGCGTTCCTTGCAGCGTAAACTGCTTAGCTTCAGCCAGTCCCGGCTGAGCCATGCCGGCGGTAGAGCGGCCAAAAACGTCCTGCGTCTTGGTCGTGGCTGTATTCAGTGCAGGCTGATAACCAAACGCATTCTGACGGGTCGCCTGAAAGCCAGCCTGTTGATCGGGAGCAAAGTCAGCAAAGCGCGGGATCGGCTTGCCAGTGACGTCTACATATTCCTGAAAAGGCTTAGCAGCTACAGCGCGCTGGTTGGACAGAACGTCCATTGCATAGTTGGTGTACCAATCAGGCAAGATCGTCTGCTTGGTAACGTCTGTCAGCGCAGAGCCAGCGGGGATCTCCTGCCCTTCAGCCATGAATGAAGTGGTGTCAACCATTAGATACGTCCTCCAGACATGTACTTCTCAGGGCTCTTAGCATTCACGCTGAACTTACCCTTTGCCAAGTTCTTACCCTTATGTTTACGGACTTTCACCCGCAATTCATCAAGCTTCTTTGCGCCAGCCTTAGACGATCCATCGCCAAGTAAGGCCACCGTTTCAGCATCAATAACATATTCGCCATCGGAAAGCACCGCAGGAATGTCATCTGATCGGCCAGTGCCGGGGCCTTCCACAGCGAAGCTTTCACGCGATGAGCCACGGGAATAACCCATGTCACCACCATGAGACATACCCACGGGTTCCTCAGGGATGCCAGAAACAGCGCGGAAGGTTTCCTCACCCAGTGTACCGGGGCCATAGCCAGCATAGGGAGACGTGGCACGGCTGAGATCAGCACCGGTCGGCATATCCATCGCCGGACCCATACCGTAGCGATACCAGTCGGTGACTGGGCGTGCAGCAAGTGTGCGATCCGCAGCAGTGCCACCAACGCCGCCGACCGTAAACGACCCAGAAGATCCCGCCGTGGGAAGCTTGGCAGAGAAAATGGGGTTGAGAGCATTTTTTGAGGAATAGCGCCCAGCGGAACCACCCCCGCCACCGCCGCCGGCAATGTTGCCGAGCAGGCCGACGCCCAGACCGGCGAGCCTTAGATAGTCGGCGATCTTTTCTGCGTCGGACTTCGGCTCAACGACCTTGTCGGTGAGTTTTGGCCCCGTGCCCGCCAGCGTGCTGGCTACGTCAAGGTTCACGGCGAGGGGCTTGTCCTCGAGGTCAAGGACTTCTTTCTTCGGCGCAGTCACCTTAATCTCGTCGCTAAGGCCAGCGTTAAAGTCCGGCACAACTGGGTTGATGCGGATATTGTCATCTTTGACCGCTGCATCGGCCTTCTGCGCGTTGACGAGGATTTCGGAAGGCATTGTCGTACCGGGTAAGACGGCGAGAGACTTATCCTCGGTCGTCGGTACTTCCTTCTGTGCGTTGACAAGGATTTCGGACGGCGTCGGCCCGTCACCCGAATAACGCGCAGTCGGGATTACGTTGCTGCCGCCAGCAAAAGTTGGCCCTGACAGTCGAGTGCCGGTGACGACCATGGCGGGGTCTACAACAGACGATACGGGGGCAGACGGGTACGCAGGTGGCGTGCCGTTGGCCCACGGAGCGGGCAGCGCGCCGTCTGGGCTGAATGGAATGAGTTTCCCGTTGCTGTCAAAAATACCCGTTTTTGGATCGTTGTACGCCGCGCTGACAAGATCAGGGGCAAACGCGCCCGCTTCGATAATGCTGTTATCAAGACGAGCCATCGCGTTGGAAACATTTCGGTTGATGGTGTCGTTTAGGCTTGGCCCAAGCAACTGGCTGGCGGCGTACTGTCCTGCGCCTGCGGTAACGCCTCCAATCAGCGAGTTTTTAAGGCTTTGGCCTGTCGCGAGGCCACCGCCCGTCGCGCCGATACCCGTGCCGACTGCCCTTGCGGCGTCCGCAGACAAGCCAAGTTTGCTGAGTGGGCCAGTTGCTCCACCGAGAAGCTGCCCACCGGCAGCCGTTGCGCCACCCAAGACAGCGCCCTTGAGGATGTTCTGGCCCTTCAGGCCGGCGCTTACGCCTCCGACGCCTGCGCCCAGTCCGATGGTGCCCAACGTACCCAAGCCTGCCAACGGAGCGCTTGCGCCCATCGTAAGTGGGATCATGGCGATAGGAAGCGCCGTGCCGAGTACGTTACCGATCTCGCCCAGTGTGCTCCTGTTCGCCTTTTCGTGCGCAACCGTTGCGTAGCCAGACATGCCCGGCGTCGCTGCCTGAATGTCCCAGTTGGCCTTGCGGCCACCCGTGTCGGTCAGACCCTGCGCCAGATCGCGCGCCGTCTGAGCCGCCTCATAGCCAACGCCCTCGAACACGACTTGGCCTGTGGCGTTGTCTACAAGGCGCACGGACGTCTGCGGGCTTACCGCAAATGTGTTGCTTGTGCTGGAAATTTGGGAGGTCGGGTTGCCCTTGTTTGACACAGGTGCCGCGAACGTCTGCGTCGGGCCGCCGTAGCGACCGCCAATCAGATCGTACGTGCCGAGATCCGCAAGGGTCGTGCCCTGCGTGGCAGCGCTAAAGGCCGTGTTGCCGTAGCCAGAGCCAGTAATATCTTCGTACGGGTCGGCCATTAACCTTGTCCTTGAAGCATTGGGTAAGCTCTCATCGCCCATTCCCGCCAATCATTAAATTGATATGGGTTAGGCGGGTTGCGCTGCGCAAATGGCTGCGCGCGTACAAAACCAGCGGCCCAAAATTGCCAGTCAGCTTCGTCCTTCAGTTTCCCGAAAGACCAAGCGTCTCCATTCGACAGTATAACCGCGTCTGCCCATTGAAGCAAGGTAAGGCCGCGCGGATCTATCATCCAATGACAGTTCCGTCGCCCGGCTGCGTATGCGCCAAGACCAGACCCATTTGGAAATCTCCCCCAACCGTGTTACTTTCGAAGCGGAAGCGCAGTTCACGGCGCTGCGTCTTGAAGTAAACCACCTGATCTTGCGGCGTCGGTGGCGTCTCGTAGATCGTCATCACGTCGCCGTTAACCTCCGGCGCGCGGGCGTTTGCACGGCCCATGACTTGCACCGTCATGTTGCCAGACTGCACAAAGTCAGGCTCCATCATGAGCACCTGAATGGCCTTGTTCGTCTGCGCCGACACAGGAAGCGACAGGTCCGCCGTCTCAAAGTAAGACTGGATCGGCTGAATGCTCTGCCCGTCGATGGCGTCAGTGCCGACCTCATGCACCCACAGACGATACTGCGGGTCGTCGCTTTCCTCAGTGATGCGGTCGTTACCGTCTTGCGTGATGCGGGTGTCGCCACCTTGGGTGATGCGCGTACCAGTGGGTGTGAGATTAGGCTCAACACCCGTCATGAGCGGCTTGCGGAACACCGTCGGGAACGTGCCAGCCCCACGGCCGCCTTCAGGCAGTGGCGTGTCGTACCAAGTATCCTCGCGGACGTTGTAGATCACGGCGTGATTTGGCTCAGTGCTAGACCCCTTGGGGAAGCACCACCAAATCTCACCGAAGCGCGGAACCTTGATGGCGAACACCTTCTGGCGATACTGATAGTTGAGGTTATCGAAGAAGAAGTTCAGGTTCATGTTGTTCGGAACTTCACGCACGACGCCGTTGAAGCTCAGGAAGCGGTCAGAACCGACCCAGAAGAAGATGCCGTCATACTCAATCACGCTGTTTGCGCTCATGATGGACGACTGCGTGCTGATCGTGTCAAACTGGAAGATTGCATCGCCGCCCACAAAAGAGGCGCGCAGGATGCTGTCAGCCGACCAGAACAGGCCAGACGGTGAGTTGCCGGGGCCGCCGCGCAGAGGCATGCCCTTGACGATCTTCTGGCCCGTGATGTTTGCAGCACCCGCTCCAGAGCCTGTATAATCGGCCGGATCGCCGGGAACAGACCAAGCCACATAGCCGTCGTTGCCGTAAATGAACGTGTACGGCTGCAAGGAAACAACGCCGCCCGTCAGGCTGTAGCCAGTGGGGAGGTTGGTCACCTCGGTCAGCGCGGCAGTGCCGGTCAAGTCGCCGATGAAGAGCTGACCGCCTTCGCTGTTGCAGATGCAGTTCAGGTTCGGCGCGACCTGAGCGATGATCTTGTTGGTGAAGTTGCCAAGGACATCGGTCTCAGTGGCAACGTCAAACTGCCACATATTGCCATCGCTCTGCGTCAGCGAGGTTGGCGTGCGGTCATAAATGATGGACGTGTTGTACGTGCCGTCCATATACAGGCGCTCAATCAGGTTAGCTGAGCCTGCGTGGATGTAGGTGAGCTGGTCCTGAGTGTATGCCTGCAACGCGCGGGGGACGCCGCGCAGATACTTGTTTGCCGAGCGATAGCCCCAGATCTTGCGTGGCAGGCCGCGTTGAAAGCGCACCCACGAGCCGTCAACGTACTGGTCACCCTCAAACTTGGTGCCGTCCCGCTTGATGCCCGGCAGTGATTTAATCTGTACGACGTTGTCTGCCATATCGCTGCCTTACGTGTAATATGCGAACTCGACGGAGCCGCCAGACGGCACGACGAAGTTGTAGGTGGCACCCGGTGTCACAGAGACGCTGGTGTAGGTGGTGGTAGCCGCTGCGTTTCCGGTCTGATTAGGATATGATCCACTCAGGCTTCCGCCGTTAAACGTGTAGCCAAATCCCGTCGTGTTTGCGCCGACAGAACCGTATTCGATGAAATTGGCGCGAGGATACCAATAGCGTAGCCCTTGGCTGTACAATACGTTCCCTGAGGTCGGCGGGCTGCCTTGGCTTGGGTTGTTTTTACTCGTTATGTAATAGCCAGTCAGGTCTTTGCTGTCGAATACCGCCAGTTCCCACGTATCGTCTGACGCAACGTACCAATACATTTGTCTAAGGCCTGCGCTGCCAGCAAAACCACTTGACGGAATGCTGTTGTAGTCCGCTTGGTTCTCCGCGTAAATAGAACCCCAATCTGCGTAAGGCGCGTTGGCGAAGGGGCCCGTGTCTGGGAAAGTTCCGTAGTTGCCAAGAAACGTGCTGGCATAATCGCTAATGCCGTTTTGCCCTTTACCGCGAACATAGACCAAGCTCGTTACCCCAACTGGGCAAGTCCAAGACCCGTTTGACGTAAAGACTTCCTTGCGCGTCGTGGTTCCACTCTCAAGCAACCCAAAGCCGCGCCCCGATGCCGCCCCGCGTGTGATCAGTGTCGGCACTAGACGACCCCTTATGCAAACTGAGCGACAGAAGCGAGGACGGTGAACGTAGCGCTGCCCGTCTTGATGATGGTGTACGTGTACACGTCGATGCTGTTCACGTTGCCAGCAAGCGGAGGCACACCGCCCTGCCACTTAGTCGTGACGCCAGTTGTCGTGCCGTCCACCTGCACAGTGCTGTTGTAGTACGCCGTGCTGCCGTTCGTCACCATGAAGGCGACCGTTACAGCTTGGCCCGTAGACAGTGCTGTGTTCATCGTCGTGCCAGCCGACCAAGTCAGGTTGACCGTCCAGTTCGCCGAGGCGTTGCTCGTGTAATACAGGACCGACTGCGTTGACGGATAAATCGCAATCGTGCCCGTCGCTGCCGTCGCCGACACCGTGACAGGCTCTGCAATGTTGCGGACGATCTCAGCAGGGACTGAGGTTGAGCCCGTGAACGTCTGCGTCGCAGTGAACGTCGTGGCTGTGCCCGGCGCAACGTAATCAGTGCCAGCCGTTGCAGCGCTAAACGCTGACGTTCCAGAGCCTTTAACAAGACCAGTGAGTGTAGCAGCGCCTGTGCCGCCCTGCGCGACGCTGAGAGGCGTCGTAAGGCCTGAGAGCGATGTAATGTCGCTATTAGCCCCAGATGCCGCAGCGCTTAGCGTGGAACGTCCCGCAGCCGCGTTTGCCGCCGTAAACAGCGCGTCACCCGTTGCCGTCGATCCAAGCGTGGTGCGCCCTGACGCAGCGGACGATGCCGTGAACAGCGCAATACCGGTCGCGGTGCCTCCAAGGTTAACGCGGGCGCTTGCCGCCGTCGTTGCGCCAGTGCCGCCCTGTGCGATGGTCAGCGGGAAGGAAACGCCGCCAGTAGATGCAGCAACGACGTTCGTGCCGTCCGAATAGACGATTGCCGCCTCATTTGCGCCGATCTCAACGCCAGTCACCTGCGTCGTCGTGCGGACGGTAAAGGTGTAAGAGCCGGTCGTGTTGTTTGTGATCCAGTATTGCTGGGTCGTGTTCGGAACGACGATTTCCATGTTCGCCGTGAGCACGCCGACAAACGTGTAGGCGATGCGGTTAAGCTCTGCGCCAGACAGCGTGTAAGGGCTTGTCTGTCCGGTGAGGTTGATCGACGTATAGTCAAACGCAAACGTCGCGCTCTGGCCGAAACCAACCGTGTACCAAGTGGTGCCGTCGGTAACGAGCGTGCAGCTATCTTCCAAATTGAGCGTTAGCGTAGACAGATCGTTGATCGTCTCAGACCCAGCCGGATCAATCGTAAGATCGCCTGTGCCGTTGTTGCGCACATTCACAAACCAACCGTTCGTCAACGTGGCGGCGGCGGGCAATGTCAGTGTGCCCAGTGCACCAGTCCAGACATAGGTTGACGCACGATCCGCAGCGCCCAGCGTAAAGTTGGCGCTGAACTCGGTAATCGGCGTCTGCGTGGACAGCGTTGCGCCAGTCGCAAGCAGACCATAGCCAGCCAATGCAGAGGCCTGAGCCTGAGCCGTCGCTGCGCCCATCTGGTAAGTGCGCCATGTGCCAGCGGCAGTCGTATTGCTCGTCAGGTAAAGCTGGTACTGCAAGCCCTGCGCAATCGACACCAGAGTGCCGCCAGCGTTGTTCTTAATCGTGATCGTGCTCGGACCGAGGTTGTTGAACAGCACCGTCTGCCCAGTTGCCGTCTGATCGGCGGGAGGCATGATGATTGAGTAAGCACCCGTCGGCGTGACATCAATGATGCGTGCAACAGGCGTCAGGGTTGTGCCACTCTCAAGAGGCCACTCAAGTTCAGTATCTGCCGTCAGAGAAAGCGCCAGATAGGACACGTCAGACGGATAGATCGTCGATCCGCCGAAGACCTGTGTGTAGGTGTTGGTCATTAGGCCTCCTTACGAACCGCCGAGCGGTCGAGTATCTTGGCGAGGTCTTCGCCGTTGAGCATAGCGGCAGCGCGATCATACATCTGCTGCCAGACAGGGATGCGCTCATCGTTCTTGAGGAACGGCGTTGCCTCCAAAAGCGTGCCGTAGAGCAAGAGCTGCGGTGCGTAATCGGTGAGCCAGTTGGTCTGCACTTCGTCGTCCAGAAGTGGCGGCAGCTCATAATAGAGCACCTCAAATGGGTACGCAGCGTCAGGCGTCGGGGCAATCAGCCAGTTGTTATAGTCGTAATCGCCGTAGAAAATTGGCTGCTCCGTCTGAGACCGATCAGGCCAATAGCTGAGCAGATACTCATAGGCGCGGGTGTACAGAACCTTGCGAGTGTTGTTCTGCGTACCCGTTCCGATGTTCATCGACACGGTATCGCGCCAGCGGTCAGGCTTGGGGTAGACCGACTGGCCGACAGTCAAAGTGCCGGTGACCACGTTGATGAAGCCCTGTATCTTGAGTTCACGCGAGATCCGGCGCTCTGCAAGGTTAATCAGGCGCGGGATTTGCTCGTAAACGACAGGGTCAGACGCATAGGTGTTGCCGCGCTCTAAATAGCGCCGAACGTCCTGTTGGAGCGTCGTGAAGGTCATTGTGGTCGCCATGGCGCAGTCCTACAGCATTTTGTGGCAAAACGCCACGGTCAGGAAAGGTACTCAAACACAAGGCCAGCAACCGCCAGAACGAGAGCGCCAAGGGTCATTTTGCCCTTTGAGATGCCCTTCTTTCCGGCGAGTGGGAGTGTCTTGCCGATCACAGCCTTCGCGCCTTCTTTTGCAGCAGCCTGCTTCAGTTTGTTGAGAATGCTCATGTCTATCTCCTCACGCCCAAGTGGCGTATTTCTTTGTCTTCATGCGACGGTCATCGAGACCGTGCGTGCCGCCATTGATACGCTTTGTCAGTGCAAGGATGGCCGCTTCGTTAATCCCCTTGTCGCAGATGCTCCAAAGCTTGTTCTTGTCGAAAAACCACAGCGCGCTCTCAAAGCAGAGTTCGCCTGCAACGAGGTCTGGATTGTCCATGACGTCTGGCCGACCGATGTAGTCAGCGAACGCTTTGTAGTTGTCATGCCCGGTCAATTGGAGGGCACCCCGGCCCCTGAATTTCCATCCGTCGCCGCTGCTCTCAGGGCCGTTGCCCATGCGATTGGCATAGACGCGGTTGGCGATCTTCTGCGGCTGGCGCTCGTACATGCGCGCCTCCAGATCGGTCTTGAAATACTTGCCGAAGATGCCGCGCAGGCCCTTCGCGCCGTAGTTCAGGTTCTCGCTGAACGCTTTGAAGTTGCCGCTTTCATGCGCCGTTTGAGCAAAGAAATGCGCAGCCCGAGCAGGTGACAGCTTATAGAAAGCCGCAGCCTTCTTGAATGTTCCCGGACCAAACGCACCATCTGCCGTCACTCCGATCTTTTTCTGAAGCTCAACCATGCTCATTTGCCAGCACTCCGCCAGTCAGGAAAGTCATCTTCGTCAACCACGCCGTCACCGTTTGCGTCGTAGCGCAGGTCGTTGCGGTACTTCTCCCACGGGGCGAGATCGTCGTCATCGTCGTCATCTTCAGCCACAGGCTCAGGGGCAGTGGGTTCAACATAGGGAACGACAGGCAAACCCTCAGGCGCAGGTGCGTCAGGCTCAGGTGCAGGTGTCTCCAGTTCCAATGGCTCTTCTGGCGGCGTCTCCTTATCACGCGCATTGGCGTTCAAGCTAAGACCGCCCAGCAGGCCGACGAACGCGCCGACAACTGTGTTGAACGCAGGGCCGATGATCTCAAAGATCTTGTCGTTGCTGACGACGCTGTCCGAGACGAACAGGCCGGCGACCATCGCAATGATGACCACGAGGATCACGCATGCCAGCGTCATCACTGCTGTGCGGATCGTGAACTCAATCGTGTCCTCGATGCCCTCTTGCTTGCTTTCGAATTTATCCCAGAAACTCATCAGTCCCTCCCAGCCAGCGGGTTAGCCAAGGTCTTGGTGATCCGCTCGTCAAGCTGCTTCTCAAGTTCTTTTACACGGCGCTGCTGCTCAACATCCTGAGCACGTAGCTCTTGTATAATAGCACGTTGAGATTGCAATGTCTCCCTCTCTGAAACTTGCGTGCGAGCAGTCACTGCATCGACCGTCTGGCGCGTGCTCATGACGCTGCTGCCGATGCTGCTGGAGAGCGCGGCAAGGTTGTCCGAGAGGTACTTCGTCGTCTCAAGGTTCATCTTGATCATGCGCTCGTTGCTGTCCTGACGCTCCTTCATCTTGTTGAAGTCGTCGCCCATAGACGCATAGGTAGAGGTCACCTCCTGCATGGTCAGGAACTGCTGATAGACCTGAAAGCCAGCCCAGAGCGAGCCAACCACCGTCGATATGGCCGCGAAGATGATGGCGATCTTGCCGCTGCTCAGGCCACCTACGTTAAAGCTGAAGCCACTCTCATCAAACGAGACTTTCGGCTCCTCTTTGTCGTCACTCATATTGGTCCTCCACCATGTCGTCCCAAAGCCGGTCTTGCCCACTCATCATGCGGTACAGCGCCATATTGGCGTCTGGGATGCGACGGTCCTTGTATATGTCCTTCGGCCGGTAAAACGGCATATCAGGTATGCGCGCTTGCGTATATGCTGAGTACCCAACGGGGACCGCCGCCAGTTGCGCCATTGTCTCGCCGTCTTGGCTGTTCACGTCGCCGATGTCAGTAGGGGCACCAGCCGCCATCTCGGCCTGCATCCCAAGCAATTCCATCTGTTGCGCTTGTCCGGCTGGGCTTGTGTCAATCGCCGCCGTCATGACAGGCTCAGATCGAATGGGGGCTTCAGTGGTCACTACCTCAGGCGCTTGAGCAACCTCTTGCGCAGGCTGCCCATCGGTCCACGCAGGCTCATCAGGGGTCGCCATGCCTGTCATCTGCGTCGGGGTAAAGGTTGGCCCTTGCTGGGGCTCAATCCAATACGTCGTGTCAACGGTCTCCGTTGTTGTCTGCTCGCCGTGCATCTCGGCATATTGAGCGTCGGCCTGCGCCATGAAAGCGACGTTTTGAAGCGATGCGTTGAGGACCGTTTCACGTGAAAACGTGTCGGCATCCTCAATAGCCTCGCTCTTGAAGAAGTCCACGTTGCGGTCACGACGGGTCTCAACCGCCACTGTCTGGTCGGGCCCTTGCTGCTCGGCGCGAGCCGCTTCAGCCGCCTTCGCTTCTTCGCCAACCGCTTCTACAGTCTGCGCCACTTCCTCATCAGTGGGGGCATCAGACACACCGCCGGCCGCAAGCGCAGCCAGTTCTGCTGGGTCTAATGGCGGGTCGTTAGCGTCCTCCGCTTGGTTCTCGTCCACCTCTTCGGTCTCTACGATGTCATCGGAGACTATGTCCTCGTCTGGCGTAGCCTCTTCAACTATCACCTCTTCCGCCACAGCTTCTTGCTCAGGTTCGCTTTGCAAAACTTCAGTCTGCGTCTCGGTTGGGTCCGGCGTTACGTCTGGCGCAGGGTCAACCGCATCGGGCACTGGGACAAGAGTAGGCTCTGGCGCACTGGGGACTAAAATGCCTGACTGGTTCTGAAGGTTCTGTACGTTCTGACCGTAAAAAAGTTGCACGTTATCAGTGGCTTCTGGCCCAGTTATGCCGACCGAGACCGTGTGGAACGTGTTCGCCAGCGCGCCAAAGTTAAACTGTATCTTGCCGTCATCGAACAGGCCGATCTCAAATGTGACCCTATTCTGCGTCCCGAACTCTGTCGTGTTATACCAACCAAAGAGCGCCGACGTGTCGGTCATGCGGTAATAGGGGTTGGGGTTGCTAATGAGATCAGTCCAGTAGCCGTAGATGGTGTTGCGCTGCGCCTGATCCATTGGGAGGCCGTCGCAGCAAAGATGCGCCGCACTCTGGAACGACACAAAGCCGTTTGATGATACCCACGCAGAGGTGAATGTCTGCCCGTAATACTGGAACGGGAAGGCAAGTTGCACAAGCTGCGTGCTGTCATCGCCGCCATTTAACTGCGTCATCGTCTGCGGCGAGCCAATGATCTGCGGCGGTATTAAGGCAGGCTCGTACTCCTGCGCTGCAAGAGGTGTGCAGATCAGCGCCGCGAGGAGCGCTTGGGCTTGTTTTCTTCCCATGCCGCTGAAGCCTCCTTGCCGATCTTACCCTCAAACGGACACGGCGTCCCTGCCATCCTCATGGCGTCAAATACGCGCTCATCCTGACAAAGCAGCGACACAGCAGCCACCCGCATACCCATGTCGTACAGCGTCTTGGACAACTTCAAGGCCTCGCAGTTCTTGTCGCGGATCGTCTTACCGCCAGAGATGCCGAGTATCTGCGTCTGGACCGCCCCAGAGATGCCGGTGGTGCAGAGGTCTTGGCTGTACGACATCATGCTTGGCGCAATCGCAGAAGGCGGCGGAGACTTGATGTTCTGGTCGATCACCTGCCGGTTCTCGCTATAGCTTTTGCTGTCGCTCACGTTGACGTTCTGATTGACGTTGGTGTTCTCAGACACCGAGCGGCTGTCGTTGGTGTTCTGGTTCACGTTCGTGCTGACCGAGCGGCTGTCGTTCACGTTGGTGTTGACCGAACGGCTATCGCTGACACTCGTGTTGATGTTGGTGTTCAGGTTCTCGCTGGTCGATATGTTGGTGTTGAGCAACGTGCTCTCGTTGATGTTTCGGTTCTCGCTGGTCGAGGTGTTGATGTTCGTGTTGACCGACCTGCTGTCATTCACATTCGTATTGAGGTTTGTGGACACACTTTCGCTGGTTGAGACGTTTGTGTTCAGGTTGGTCGAAGTGCTGGATGACACGCTATCGTTGAGGTTTCGGTTCGTATTGATGCTAGTGGACGTGCTTTCGTTTACGTTCCGATTGGTGTTCAGGTTGGTGCTGTTGATCGTGCTGGCCGACGTGCTGTTGACCGTCTGGTTAACGGTGCTGGTCGAGACATCGGTGTTGAAGTTGTTGTTTGTAGCCGTGCTGGTGGACGTATTCTGATTGATGTTCGTCGCGGTGCCAGACTGGATGTTGTTGTTCGTGTTCACGCTGGTGGACGTGTTCACGTTATTGTTGGTGTTCGTCGATGTCGCCGTGCTGGTAGAGGTATTGGTGTTGACGTTCGTGTTCGTCGCAGTGCTGTTTGTGGTCGTGTCGTAGACGTAGTTGGTGCTCTGGGCGAGCACGATGCTAGACCAGCCCACCGCGACAAGGGCGAGATGCCGTTTGTTGATCATGTTACTTGGCCAGTATGTTGACGAGCGTAGCAATGACGCCGCCGGCGCAAGCAACGAGGATCGCCTCCAGCCGCTTGATGCGGAGGATCGTCTCGCGCCAGCGTTCGTCTTCCTTGGTCTCTAACGCAGTAAGGCGGCTATCGACTTCTTTTAATGAGGTCACCTATGTTCTCCCTCACTTCAAGTTCCTCAACTTGTAGATGGCCGACAGGTAAACACCTGTCAGGGTATCAATCAGGTTAGCGACAGCCCGATTGCCCTGACAGATGTTTTCGTGGTGCTCCTCGATCCATGCTGCGTCGTCTTCCAGCGCCTTGAGGCAGTCGCTGGGTGTCGTCTTGGGGGCAGGGATAGCCCCAATAAGCTTGAATGCGCCCTGATACGCCTCAACGAGGTCATCAATCGCCTCAATCACGTCGTCGTAGAAGGTGCCCAGCGCCATGTGCTTGGAAAAGCTTCCAGTGCCCGTTGCGCGCCAGTGCTCAAAGTGCGCAAGGTTGCGAGCGTAGAAGACGCGACCGATGAGTTCCTCGATCATTATGCGATCCTCTCTGAGACTAGGATAATCGACGGGATTGCCGGGGCAATCGCGCCCGCCGCAGTGAAGTCAACCGTCACCGCCACGTTGGATGGCAGCCACATGATTTCAATGTACTGGCCAGCCGTCACTTGCTCATAAATCACGATCTGAAAGAACTGCGCGCCGCCTTCAGACACCTTCGGTATTGTTGTGATGGTCGCAGAGTTGGCAATGTTGGTGCCGTTCAGGCGGAACCAGACAGTGGCCGTATGGTCTGCGCCTGCGGAGTTTGCAAACTGTATCGAGGGGGCCAGCATATACGTACCAGCCGCCGCGAACGTGATGCGCGTTGGGTTGCCTGATCCGTCGTTGGCGATGGTGATGCCCGCGCCAAAGTCTGTGTTCTCTAACTTGATCGCCGTGGCAGCCGAGACACTGCCCGTCTGATCAGTGTTGCTGAACGCCTGAATATATGCTCGGCCAGACAGCGAAGCGTAGGGCACCGCAGTGGCGCTGTTGCCAATCGCGCTCGCCGCCACCTTACGGCTCTCGCCGCCCTGCACGATCTCTAGCAGCTCGGTTCCTGCGAGCGGCGTAGTGGCCGCTGTCATATCCGTGATTTTGACGTTTGCCATTAGGGCCTCCTGTTGGCGCTATATCATGAGTTAGTAAGGTGTGAAAGCCTGTGTAGGCGCTGTAAAGTTGGCGGTGTAGCGGGCAACGCCCTTGGTGATGCGGAGGTCATCGAGGTAGCCGACAATCGGGAAGCTACCACTTAGGCGACTTCCGATTTCCCAGCGCGCAGTATCGTAGGTTGCAGTGTCAGTGTATGTTGATCCAACCTGCGTACCGTTCACAAACAACCGAGTGCTGCTGCCGCTTTTACAGGCGGCGATATGCTGCCAAGTGTTTGCGGTCAGCGCGCCAGTGCCTGTGATGTTGGGAACGCCTGAGCCCACAGTGACCCAAGAAATGCTAGTTCCTGAGCTGTAAATTTCCATTTGCAACACGGTGTTTGCTGCGTTGAGCGAGTCAAAATACACCTTGGTTCCACTCGCATCCGTGTACGCCCAGAACTCAACCGTCCAGTTGCCCGATCCCAATACAAGAGGCTGGGAATTTGGAATAAATAGACAGCCGGTAGGGATGTAGATCGAAGACCCGCCGAACTTGCTCTGCACAGTGCTGACCTGCGCGCTGCCGAAAGTCTCCATGTCGTTGATCGCCGTTGCGTCGTATGCGCCAGCGTTCATGCCGTTCGCAAGCAGGACGGTGGCGGGGGTCGGTGTCAGAGGGGCGCTTGGCGGCGTGAATGTTGCCGTGTAAATCGCGCTGCCTTTGATAATCCGCACGTCAGACACATACCCCTGCATCGGCGAATAACCGCCAACAGAAGTGGGGCCGTTGCCAATATAGACCGTAGGCGTTGCTGTGGCCCACATCCTGCTCGACGTTGTGTAGGTTGCGGTCTGCTTAACGCCGTTGATGTACATGGAGAACACGTTGCTGGCTCGAGTAACCGCAACGTGGTACCATGTGTTAAGTTTATAGGTATCGTTTGCGTTTACGACCGTACCGCCAAAATCATAGCAAGCGAAGGTGATCTTCTGCGTTCCAGTGTCGAACAGAAGATTTGTCGCCCCCGCAGACGCCCATGTGTTGTTGAAGTTAACGATGCGCGAGTAGTTTTGGACCGACGTTGCATACACCCAGCATTCCAAGGTGAAGTCACCGCCGCCGATGTCTGTCACATTGGTCGCGGGGACAGTCAGGATGGTCTCAAGCGCCCCAGTGTTAGTGCTGCTAAAGTACATCGAACCGCCGTTGCTGGCAGTCGTGGACGTGTAGAAGGGATCGAATGACTGTATTTTTGTATCGCCGTTGACCGTGATAGATAGGGCATTGCTGCTGGTATCAATGAAGCGGGCTGACTGACAGGCAAGGAAACTCGTCCCGCTAACTGCGGTAAGAGGTGAGGTAGGTGGCGTGAAGGCAGCGGTGTAAAGGGCGGTACCTTTTACGATGCGAACATTGCTCAGGTAGCCGGTTACGTAGGCACTATCTCGCTGGTTGTACCCAATTCTCAGATCGTTAGACGACGTGCAAGTGCCGGAAACGGTAGAGGATGCCCCAAGAACACCATCGATGAATATGCGGGCGGTGCCACTGGCACGCGCCACTGCGACGTGATGCCAAGCGCCATCATTTACGTTAACAGAAGCGCGGAACTCATCAAATCCACCTCCGTTACCGCGAGCGAAGTAGACCTCGTTGCCGCTATTGAAGCGATTGCCGATGCGCCACGTTCCGGCCTCAGTGCCTGTCAGCAGCGTGCCAATCGTCTGGGTGTACGACCCAGAGGCAGCGGCATTGATCCAGAACTCAACCGTAAAGTCGCCTGTGCCAAGCTGGAAAGCAGCGTTATTTGCTACGGATAGATAGTCACCAGACCCATCAAAATACCCGCTATAATACCCCGCCTGAAACGGATTGCTCCCCGTGACAGTGGTGTTTCCAGCAATCGTGACGGTGGCATTATTGGTGCTATTGTCCGTGAACGCTGCGTTCTGGCAGGTGAGCAACCCCGTCCCACTAATAGCTGTCAAAGGCGAAGTCGGCGGCGTAAATGCACCAGTGTAGACAGCGGTGCCCTTTACGGCGCGAAGGTTGCTAATGTACCCGTTAAACTCGCCAGCGCCGATGCTATCGCCAGCAGTTCCGACCCACCAGCTATTAGCAGTACCTGTAACCGTTGCGGAACTTGTTGCTGTTCCATTAGCTACGCCGTTAACGTATAGTGTGATCGTTGACCCGCTGCGCACCAACGCAATATGCGCCCAAGCATTATACACAATGCTATCGGTGCTTTGAATGACAGGGAAAGAGCCGTTAAACGACACATTATATTTGGCCGTGTTTGCAGACCCGTGACCAGCGAAGATGGCAAAACCGCCGTTGGTAGTGTAGGTGCTGTAATTATTAACAATACATGGAAAGCTAGTTACGCGAGCAATTGGGAACACCCAGCACTCAACAGTAAAATCTCCGGGGAACTGAAGCCCAGTTGAGTATGGGTAAGCAAGATAATCCCCAGTCCCATCAAAATACCCAGACCAATACTGAATGTCGCTCTGGTTGTAGGTGATGCCGGGATAGGCAGGAGCAAACGGGCTGAAGCTCTGGACCTTGGTGTCGCCGTTAGCGGTGATCGTGAAGTTGTTCGTGCTGGCATCGCGGAAGCGGTTGCTCTGACAGGTGAGCAGCGATGTGCCACTGATCGCAGTGAGTGGCGATGTGGGGGGTGTGAAGGCAGCAGTGTAGACGGCTGTTCCGTTCACGATGCGATAGTTGCTTAGATTGCCGTTAAAAAAGTAATCAAGCGCCTGCCCAGCGCCGACTTTCAGTGCTGTGTTGCTTAGTGTACGGCTTACACTGGTCGGGCTTATGTCTTGCGCGCCGTTAATGTATGTAGTCCAAGATCCGCTAGAACGAACCAACGCAAAGTGCGTCCACGTATTAACAGACACATTGATGGTAGGCGTCCCGATGAAGCCGTTGCTATATATGGAAACCTTGTTTGGATATGAAGCGTGGTTGTAGATAACGCAAAACCCAGCAGCATCATTTGTCGATGCGCGGGTATCGTAAAAATACTGGTACTGCCCAGTTCCGGTCGAGTATATCCAGCACTCAAACGTAAAGTCACCCGTACTTAAAGCCGTCGGTGATACAGTCAGGTAATCCCCAGACCCATCAAAATAGTTCGACCAGTCCGCCCCGTAAGGCGTGAACGACCCCTGTGTGGTGGTGCTGCCACGACTGATTGGGTTGAACGCGCCACTGCTGTCAACGAACAGGTTGTTGTTAGCGTTGCCCAGAGCGGTCGTTGAGAGCAGCAGGGAGACGTAAGGAAAGTACGTATCAGGAGCTTGGATGTTCGCGTTGGGCCACACGCCCTGCTTAACCCAATAGGCAACATCATCCATGCGCCAGACGCCCGGAGCGCGGCCAGCAGTAGTCGGCCCCGTCGGGGTCGCTGGAGACTTAGTGATGATGTTTGCCGGATACCTGCTCATTTACACTTCCTCCCATAGACAGGTATCTTCATTAAGTGACCAATTTCCTTCGGGCCTTGGCGGAATAAAAGCATCTCGCTGCGCATCGTATGCGTATCCCAGACCTGCAAAGTTTTTGCGCAACGGACGGCCTTCAGGGTGCTGGCCGCCATGCGTGTTGTACGAGGTCTGCACCCAGCCATCGCCAAACAAGCCGCTATCAATAACATCCTGCTCGGCCACGATGACCTGAGTTACAATCCCGTCTTCAACCTTTGCAAAATGTCCCATATCCAACCTTAGTATGTAATCGAGCCACTGCTTGTGAAAGTATAAATAGTGTAGCTGCCGGACGTTGTAACAGTTGGAGACCCAGTTGTGGAAGCCGCAGCTCGAAGCGCGCGGATAATAACCACGCCAGAGCCACCAGAGCCGCCTCCAATAGTGTCGTATTCGCGCGTTCCGCCACCGCCACCGCCGCCTCTGTTAGCCGTGCCGTTCGAACCATTGCCGTTCATGCCGACGCCCCCAGCGCCGCCGCCACCTGCGCCACCGGCACCACCCGTTGCGCCAGTATAGATGCCAGTAAATGTTCCGCCGCCCCCGCCGCCAGCGTATGTCACTGAAGATCCAGTAATCGTGGAGGCGGTCCCTGCGCCGCCAGCGCCACCGCCACCAGTGCTACCATTGCCACCAACAGCACTTGCGCCACCACCACCACCAGCGCCTGCGTCTTGACCGGAACCACTGCCGCCGTTGGAACCCTGAGAAGGTGTTGTGCTTGGCGTGTTACCAGCGCCGCCAGCATACGCGCCAGCAGCCCAGTCACCACCGCCGCCGCCAGAGCCGCCAGTGCCGCCCGTAGCTTGCGCGCCACCGCGTCCGCCACCAGCAGAAGTAATGGTTGAGAATACTGAGTTTGACCCTGCCGTGCCATTTATTGGGCTACCACCAGACGCTGTACCACCAGCACCGCCAGCGCCGACTGTTACTGTGTACGCCGTGCCGTTATCCAGCAAAAATCCGGTGCCAGTGCGGAAACCGCCTGCGCCGCCACCACCAAACACGTTTGCGCCGCCCCCGCCGCCAGCCACAACAAGGTAATCAACAGAAACCGAAGTGGTCGGCCACGTCCCCGCCGCATTCTGCTGCATCTGCTGATCAAGCGTCCATGACCCAGAAGCCGCTGTCGTGCTGGGCGTGGGTGGATTAGCAGTTATGAAACCACCGCGATAGCGCCGGGACATATGTTAGCCCCTTATGAAAGTTCTTCGTAGCTCAAGGTGTACGTGATGCCGCTCGCAGTACCCGACGTGACGGTAATGCTCGTGCCTTCTTCAAGGTAAATCTGCGTCGTCTTGTCAGCGATGATCAGTGAGGCATCAGCCGGAACCGAGATCGTGGAGGCAATCGGGTAGGCGGTGCCGCCCGAAGGGGCCGACCCCTGAGCGACAGCACCATTCGTGTAGATCGAAACCGTGCAGTCAACAGCCGAGGTGCCGTTCACGTTAGCCGCGATGATCTGATTGATCTTGAAGACCTTACCAGATGACGCTGCGTTAGGAAGCAGGACCACAGCCGTAGTCGCAGACGGCGTAAGATACGTCGTTTTGCCTGTCGCGGTCGTGAGACCAAGGATGTTTGGAGCCGCCATAATTCAGTCCTTATAGCCCGAAGAGGAAGTTAATGCCAGTGACCTTCGCCTGCGATATACCCGTCGCGGCTGGAGCCTGTGATACCCAAGTCGTGCCGTTGCTGACAAGCACGTTGCCATTGGTGCCCGGCGCCACCGTCTGCACGGCGCTGGTGCCGTTACCAAGCAGCACAGCGTTGGCTGAGAGCGTAGATGCGCCCGTGCCGCCATTGCCGACCGGAAGAGTGCCCGTGACGCCAGTCGTCAGCGGAAGGCCCGTTGCGTTGGTCAGCGTGCCAGATGAAGGCGTCCCAAGTACGCCGCCCTGAACAACGACAGAGCCAGCGGTACCAATGTTTGTGCCCAGCGCCGTCGAAACGTAAAGCCCTAATCCGCTGACGCCCGTCGAGATCGGCAGGCCCGTGGCATTCGTCAGGACACCCGCAGAGGGCGTGCCAAGGTTCGGCGTCGTAAAGACTGGCGATGTGGTCAGTGCGACGACTGTGCCGCTGCCTGATGTCGTGTAGCTGGTGCCCCAAGCCGAGCCTGTGCTGTTCGGAATGCCAGCGCCGGGGTAGACCATGCTGGTCGGGGCTGCCGTCCACGTAGCGGTCGTGCCGTTCGATGTCAGAAGGTAGCCGTTAGCACCGATGGCCAGTCGCGTGGCGCTATTTGCGCCATTGCCGATGATGAGATCGCCGGTCGTCGTGATCGGAGACAGTGCGTTGAACGCCGCAGAAGCGGTCGTCTGGCCAGTTCCGCCGTTTGCAATAGATACTGGAGCCGAAAGGCTGAACTGCGTGCCAGTCAGCGTCAGGCCGTTGCCAGCGCTGTAAATCTGCGCAGACGATACCTGCACGAACGAAATGGCCGTCGTGCCGAACACAATCGGACTGGCCGCATTGCAGACGTAGGTTTCGCCAGCGCCTGTGTTGCCCGACGTGACAAAGAAGGCGTCGCCGTTACCGAGAGCGTCCGTGTCCTTGAGGCCGTAGCTGTCAGCATCCGTAGCGCGGGTCAGAACCCAGTTCGTGCTGCCACTGCCGACTGTGGTGACGGTATAAACGCCGTTCTCGAAAGCGTTGGTCTGGTTGTAGACAAGGATGCGATCACCAACAGAGGCCACCACACCATCAGGCGTAAATGCCACCTGAGTGCCAGCGTTAGTGAGTGTCGCCCCAACGCCAACACCAGCGCCGCCCGGCTGGTTATATGTCGCAGTCAGGTTCCCAGTGGTGCTTGGGACTTCGTACTTGACCGGCGAGTGATATGTGATGCCCGAAGACACCAGACCATCAACATACTGCTTGGTCGCAACCTGAAGCGCTGTGCTTGGGTCGCCAGCCACCGTCACCTGCGTCAGAGACGGCGTCATGGTGTAGGCTGGAGCGCCCCCACTGGCCGCAATAACACCCGTGCTGGACGCAAGGAACGTCGTCGTGCCAGAGCCAGTCTGGTAGGGAATAGACCCGTTTGCGCCGCCAGCAAGGTTTGTCGCCGTGCCAATCGTGATGTTGGCTGGGTTCAGATACTGCGGAGCCGTTCCGTTAGAACCCAACAGATAGCCGTTTGTTCCAACCGATAGCTTATCAAGTTGCGTGGTCGTGTTAGCGAACAGAATGTCGCCAACCGAATAGCCAGTGATGCCCGTACCGCCGCTGGTCGGAGCCAGTGTGCCGCCGATGGTGATCGTGCCAGCCGCCGTGATCGGGCCACCCGTCGTCGTCAGGCCCGTCGTGCCGCCAGAGACGGCAACGCTGGTGACCGTGCCCAGACCTGAGATCGTCGTCCACTCAACGTCAGTTGCGCCAGAGTTCAACGTCAGCGCCTTACCTGCGTTGCCAGCATAGCTAGGCAGCAAGTTAACGCGCGCACCTGCCGCTGTCGTGGCGTTCGTGCCGCCATTAGCGATGGCAAGCGTGCCACTCAAAACGTAGGCAGGGCCGCTGATCCCGAAGGACAGACCCGTCGTACCGCCTGATAGATTGTACCAATCAGGAGCCGAAAGCGCCCCGCCAGACACGAAAATCTGACCAATGCTGCCGCCATTAGACAGCGCGGTCTGAGACCCGGTAGAATAGAGGATGGCACCGGCAGCAGGCGAGAGCGAACTGCCGGTGCCGCCACGAGACATGGGGAGCACTCCAGAGGTCTCAGTGGTATCGGACAGATCGACAGCCGGGTGAACGTGGTCGTCGCGTGCTGCAAAGGTGCTTGCGCCAGCAGTGGCGCTGCCGCCGGGCAGTGGCGTCGCAGCGGTAAGTGCCAGCGAGATCGTGCGGTCAGCAGCCAGTGTGCCGCCGCCAGACAATCCGTTACCCGCAATGATCGAGCGCGATGTCGGGACGTAACCACTCAGGCTGATTGGCGTAGTGGTCGCAACCTCTACTCGGCCTTTTGCATCCACCGTGAGAACTGGGATCGTAGAAGACGAGCCGTAGGTGCCAGCAGTGACACCGCTATCAGCAAGCTGAGTATAACCGACCCCGCCAGCAGCAATAGATATAACACGATTAGCAGAAAGGTCGCCCCCACCAGTAAGGCCGCCGCCTCCAGTAATCGTCCGGCTCGACGGCACAGCGCCAACAGACGCGATGTTACCGAAGCGAACCTTGTAGGTGACGCCGTTGAGGACATAGGGCAAATATCCGTCTTGGCTCAGACCGTCATACTCGGTGAGCTGCGAAATGCGTGTCGGAACCAGATTTGAGGGAACAGTTGTCATTTACGGCTCCAGATATTCTTCAAAGTCCTCGCTAACGAGGAAGTAGCTGTCGTCTTCAGTCGGCAAACCAAGTGGATCTGTGCCAATTGGCGTGTCAGGACGCGCAAATTGCAGCGCAATCTTCTCAGGTTGCCGCGCAGGAAGGCGATATGGGTCGTATTCGTCCCGATCTTCGAGGCAAACCTTCAATCCGGGGTAATTTGGGTCCGAATAGAGGTCATCGAGGCTCATTTTGCGTGAGCAACGGCCGCAAATCCCGATTGCAAGGGTCGATCTACCGCGTGTGTCGAGATAAACGCTCATAATTACCTCGTGTACATGCTGATATTGGGCGCGATCATCATCGGGCTGTTGTCGCGCTCTTCAGCCTGCGCAATATACAGCGCACTTTGGGCTTTTGCGTCCAACAAACCGATCATGTTCGGGTCAACTTCGACGATTTCGAGCGCCATCTTGGCTGCCAGCATGGAAACAATGGCCTCATACCAACGCTGAGGCACCTCAAGCTCCTGCGTCATGGTGCCAACGTCCATAATGTAGCGCTGCACCCACAACACAAGCTGGCAATAGTCCGCGCCGCTGTTCGGAACGGGCCACAGGTGCATCACTGGGTTCGGAATGAGGCGGTCGTACCAGTATTGCAGGGAGCGATTGCTCTGGAAATACTTGTTCGGCAGGTTCGTGTAGTCGTCGCGGTTCATGCGCGCCAACGGGATTTCGGTCGGCGTGTTGCCGGTGTAGATTTCTTCAAATACGAGAGTGCCACTCGTGGCCCGCACGCGGAAATACGGCGTGGCAACTGAACTGTCGAGGTCGTACCAAGTCCACTCACCCGACACTGCGGACGGGTTTTCGGTCTGGATGGTTTCCCAAACGATGTTGTCGGTTGAGCGTTCAAGCGCAATCGGAACCGATGCGGCCAGCCACTTAACGCCCACTGTTGTCACGAACGTATCGCCGCCAAACGCAATGGTGTGCGTGGTTGAGGTGGTCGTGTTGACGCCAGAGACGGTCTGGAGCTGACGGAAGTTGCTGTTCAGGATGTCAACAACCTTGGTATCAAGGATGACATCGCCAACGCCGTTGTAGAGCGGGATGATCTGCTTCTCGATGCACCACAGAGGCGCGCCCATGTTAGCGAGGTCGGAGAGCAACAGATAGAGCTGGTCGTTCGCAATATCGACGTATTCAGCCGTGATGCTTTCAGCAGGCAGCTTGCAGCGGCGTATCGAATTTTCGATCACCTTCCGCGTGTTGAATACCGTTTGTGAAACCGTGTTGCTGTAAGCCATCAATCCTGCTCGCTGGGTTCAGTCAGCAGCCTACTAGCTGGAGCAGGCATTTCTGGCATGGGTGTTATACAGGACGGGACGCCTATCCGCAAGACAAGCGCCCTATCTGCGTATTAGCATGCTCCGCCGTAATACTTGGCCATCAAGCCGCCCATAGCCATGCCTGTTGGCGCTGGCTGCGGAGCTGGCTGCTGTGGCACGTTAGACAGCGACAGCGTCCGAGGCACGTTGCTCAGCGACAAGCCCTGCGGCTGCTGCATCGCATTGGCGATGCTCTGTGGCTGCATAGGCACGTTGCTCAGCGACAGACCTTGGGGCTGCTGCATCGGAGGCGGCGTCACAGCCATAGGTGGTGTTACATCTATAGGACGTCGTTCTACTGGCTTAAACTGATACAGATAGTCCTTTGCCGCCTGCAAAGCCTGCTGATGCTGCTCTGGCGTTGAATTCATGTCAGTCGTCAGCTTAACAAGATCGCCACGATATTTCGCAAGCTGCATAGGGTCTACGCCACTTGAGAAGATGCCGCCTTGGAACTGCTTGTTCATTTCACCGGCATAGGTGTTGATTTCACGCAAAGCAGCGTTGCGATCAAACGATGGGGCGGGGCGCGAAGGTCCGGGATTAAACACATTATCCGTGGGTATCGGACGCACAATCTCTGGCGTCTGCGGCATCGGCCTCTGCGGCGTCACCACAATCTCTGGCTGCTCAGCCACAGTCAGGCCGCCCTGCGCAGGCATCGGCTGCGCGGGCATCCCCATGGACGCAGGAGCAGGCATAGGAGTACCCACAGGGACGCTACGATTTGACGAGTTGTTTATGCTCATGCCCTGCTTATGCAGCGTATTCAGCGCATTAACCAATGCGTCTCGGCGCTGATCGTCTGTCGCAGACATGTTTAACTGCAATTCTCGCAGAGGTGCCTGCATTTCTCGCAGCTTATCAGGCGTGAAGCCGCGATCCAGCATTCCCTGTTGGCCGCCGTACTGATTGTACAGTTTTGAAAAGTATTCGTTAAACTCGCGCAATGGATCAGTTGGCGGCCGAACGTAACCGGGATTTGGTGTGGACATGATTAGCAGCCCTTCCCTTTGGGCATAACAGACAAGCCGCCGCTCTTCATGCCAAGGCGCAGGCCGCGCTTAGGCGGTGTGGTGCTGGCCAGCGTCATGCCGCGTGCTGGAGTTGTGCTAGATAGCGTCAGTCCGCGCGTAGGGGCTAGCGTCAGTTCGCGCGTAGGAGCCGTGGAGGGCACGTTGCTCAGCGTCAAACGGGCAGACTGCGGCACGTTGCTCAGCGTAAGGCCGCCGGCAGCCTTCTTAGTCACGCCAATGCTCTTGCCGACTTCCTGCATGCGCTTTGAAATCATAGGCTCACGGTTTGAAGGGGGAACGCCCTTCTTGACGGTCTGCTTCTCAAGACGCTCACGAGCCATGCGGACGCCGCGTGCGCCCTGAGCCAATTCGTCCTTGGTCATGCGGGCCATCAACACGTCGGCACTTTCTGGACCTTCACCCATAGGTGTGCCTTCATTACGCTTCTTCACGCGCGGGATCTTGGCACCAGCAGCGCGGGCTTCGTTCAGAGCGATGGCAACAGCCTGCTTCGTGCTCTTGACCTTGGGGCCTTCCTTGGAGCCGCTGTGAAGCTTGCCCTTGGTGAACTCTTCCATCACCCGACCGATCTTCTGCTCGCCCTTCTTGACGTGTCCGCCCTTGGCGTACTTAGCCACCATAGCAGGCTTGTTCATTGGACCTTCACCGCCGGGCATGTCGGCGCGGCTGACAGTCATGCCGCCATTGGCAAACTTGCGACCCGAAGTGGTGTCGTAGCTGGTCTTCGTGGTGTTCTTGAAACCGTCCATGTTACTTACCTTTCTTGCGGGCGACCGCTAAGTTATCAACGAGATTTGGATAAGGCCGACCTGCGGCCTCTGCTCTGCGTTTAGCTGCGGCCTTTCTCTTAACGGATAGAGGCTTAGGCTTCCCAAGATCTTTGGGGCGCTTCTTGTCCCAAACAGGCTTTACGGAAAACTTACTCATCAGCAGTCCCACTTTCTCAGGGCCAAAGCCTTGCGTGTCGGCTTACCGCCTTCATCCTTCATCGCCCCCGGCATGCCGCTCATCCGAGCACAAAATGATTTCCGACGAGCGGCCGCCTTGGGAGACTTCTTAGCCTGCTTGGCTGAAACCGGGGGCTTGATGTCATGACCCTGCGCCTTGAGAGACGCACGACCGAGAGCGTTCAGTCCGCCTTCAGGGTTCTTGCCTTCTTTGCGTGTCCATGCACCACCGCCCTTGGCATAGGCCTGACGCCCAGCCAGTTCGCGCATGTGCTGGTTGCGGGTGTTTATGAACTCAACGTCGCGCTCATGGTGTACAGGGTCAGAGCGTAGAGATGTCGCCAGACCACCCTCTTGGAAGGCCTGCCGATACCCAATGCCGCCAGAGACGCCCCCGCCCGGCTGATACTGCACACCCGCACTAAACGGTCCGCGCTGGTACTGTGCCTGCAATTGCTGAAGCTGCATATTTGGGTCTACGGATGCGCCAAGGTTAAGCTGGCCACCCGCTGCGGGCATACTGTAGTTTGCACCACCGCCGCCAAAGCCTTGAGGCCCGACAGTAGCGCCCCCGCTAAGCATGCCAGAACCAATCTGTTGCTGGCCAGAAAACGACATACCCTGTTCAGTCAGATAAGGGTTGCCCGGTATTTGCATCGGCTGCTGATTAGGCGCAGGCCCAAGATCAGGCACGCGCTGACCAAGCGCTTCATTTATCTCATCTCTTGCTCTTACGAGGCGGAGATCAAATGGTCGGTCCGATGCCATGTCGCGCCTTGCCTGTTATTAGGTGTACAACACAACGACAGTGCCAGTCGTGATAACCGTCAGGCCATTGTTCGCTGCGATCCCGTTGCCGCCAAAGTGAACAGTCTCGCCGGCCGTTGCGCCAGTCTTGGTGTACAAGATCACGCCACTTGCGGCGGTGGCGTTATCATAGACGGTTACGTTGCCAGCACCAGTCACAGACAAGCCGAAGAAGCCAGCCGGAGTGGCCTTGATCACTGTGGTGGTATTGTTGACTACTCGGTAACCGAGTTTATCGCCCATCATGTTGAAATCTCCTTCAGGTTGCCCTGCTAGAAGGTGGCCGCCCAAGCTTTGAGGGGATGAAGCCTAAGCGACCACGCAACTTATATCACATCAATTACTAAGGCGATATGCCTTAGGCGACCGTTGCGCCGTAGTTGGCGAGGATCATCCAGCCCAACGTGGTGAAATACTGGAGGGTCACGCTGTCGCCCACGTCTCCAAACGTGATCGTGCTGAAGCCAGTCTTCGTGGTCGGGGTGAGCGTGCCGTCGCCGCCATCGACAACCATGACGATGGTCAGGATCTGACCGTTAGCGCCGTTGGCAAGCGTCAGAGCGTCAGCAGCAGTCGTTGTGAGACGGACAGTGGCAGCCGTGATCGGAACAGCGCCAGCGCCCGAGCGGGTCGTGACCGTGCCGAACGTGCGGCCGGTGAGGTCGCCAGTGACGTTACCCGTCACGTTACCCGTCACGTTGCCGGTGATGTTGCCGGTGACAGTACCGATGAAGCCGTTGGTCGATGTAACTGGACCGGAGAAAGTTGTAGAACCCATGTTCATATCCTTTTGCACAAGTCGCTCGCCAGTCTGTGCAACGTCCTCTGGGAAGGTCTGGCAAGCTAATTAACCCAGTGCGCAGCGATATAGCACAAACAAATAGGGCTTGCATAGCAGACAAAAGAAAACCCCCCTTGGCGGACCAAGAGGGGCTCCCTTTGACACAAGGTCGAGGCGATTAGACGCCCGGCGTGCCGTAGATGCCGCGGGGGTCCGTCCACCCGAACGCGTAGCGCTCAGTGGCCTTGTACCGCATGCTGTCTGTTTCGAAGTCGCCTTCCATGGACTTTTCGAGACCACGACGCATGGCGAGCTTCAGGCCTTCCGGCGCATCGGTTTCGACCCACCAAGCGGTGGACGAAGTGATACGCGAGAGGTTGGCCTGACCTTCCGCCAGCAGCCCCATGGATTTCACGGGGTTGATGTCGTTGTCTGCCGTGCCAGTACGGAGGACAGACTTCAGCAGGACTTCAGCTTGGAAGACGTTGCTGGGACCAGCGACGATCTTCTTCGGCGTCAAACGGATGCGCTTGCCGTTGTTGTCAACAGCGTTGCGGACCTGAATGAGAAGCTGCTCAAGTGACGTCTGCGAAAGCGCAGCAGCCGTGTTGAGCTGGTTGCTGAAGGTAGCACCGTTAGCAAGCGGGTGGTTGGTCGCCACAAGCGAAACGCCGTCGCCGCCGACATACGAACCGTTGAAAGCACGGTTCAGGATGTTAGCGCCAAGGGTTTCCTTCGTTTCAATCAGCGACTGTGCGAGGTGACGCGCATAGGTCTGACCGATACGGATGTGGTCGCCGTCTTCGACGAGCACCTTCGTCAGCGCGAATGCAAGGCCGTAGACCTTGTAGACGTAACGCTGAATGAAGAGCACGCCACCCGACTGGTAGGTGACCGGCATGCCGTCTGGAAGTTCCGGTGCAGCACCGAAACCGTACAGGACGGGTTCTTCGTGGTAGTTGCGAGCGATACCTTGGAAGGTCTTGAAGACCTGAGCGTATTCGTCAGCGCGCTGGTCGTAGATGCCGTTGAACTCTTCGTTCAGGATCGGCTCGACGATGGAGCGGAAGTCAGTACTCCGCATTGGGGTAGCCATGTGTCAGCCCTCCTTTAGATAGCGGCCTTATCAGCGACAAACTGGTGTTCGCTGATCTGGACTTCAACAGTGAGATACGTATCTGTTGCGGTATCTTCCACAGCGTCGCTGAGGCCGATAAGGCGGACAGATGCGTTGGCGGCAGCCGATGCAACATCGAGAGCAGCAGACGACAGACCCGTCGTGGTGTTACCCACGAGCGTGTTTGCGAAGTCATACTGCTTACCGATGTCAGCGGTCGTGACGTTAGCGTTCGTCTGCACTTGGTAGACGATTGCCGGGTCAGTCGTGACATAGGCAGTGATAGTTGTTGCCGAAGTGGAGGCAGTCCACTTGTTGCTCACGCGATAGCGGCCGTCGCTGTCGGTGAACTCCACGCCTTGGAACGTGCCAATGAAAGCTTCGCCCGTTGCAGCAGCAACGATTGTGCCTTCAGTCTGACCCGAGCCAGTGGATGGGGCAATACGAACCGGCTGGTTCTGGAAGATATTGACCGCGTACCCCGTTGCGATGGTGTAAGCCACCGGACGGATCACACCCGACGGATGTGAAGAGGGACGCAAGCCAAACGGCTGAGCAGTCGTAGTCATAGCCATTTACCTCTTGATGGTTGAGAAACCGACCATCAGAAAATACCTCTGGTCGGAGCGTAGTCGCCCACTTCTCGCATCCCATCGCTTTCCAGTAGTCTGCCACCAGCGCGCTCGGCCTGATCACGCATCAACTGCGCAGTCTCTTCGAGCTTCTCTTCTTCACGCAACGGAGCGTCGTGGTGAGCTTCCTGCATGTACCTGTAGTACAGGGACAAGGGTAGCTTAGCCGCAAGCATCTCGTTGACCGCAATGCAACCAGCGTACTCGCCAGTCTTTTGCGTGACCAGTTCCATGCCGGGAACGTCTTCAGAGCGGATCAACTCGTAACCGAGGCGCATACGCTGTTGAATAGTGTCCGACTTGTTGGTCGTCGTGAGCCAGCAAACATGATAACCCGGAATTTCAGGGATATTCGGTAGGTGGTCGTTGTATAGGTTCATACGGAACATTTCGAGCCGTTCGTCATCGCTCAGTTGCCGGTCTTCCGTCACATGACGGTCCTGCGCATTCCGAGGCCGACGGCCATCGTCCAGTTCACGCTTTAGGCGTTCATCCATCCGTTCTTCAGTCATTAGCTCTCTCCTTTTTAGCGAGCTGCGTTGTTACGGTCATATTCACGATACGCCTTGAGCTGACGTTCCCGACGAGCGGGATCGTCCCAAATGCCCGCTTCGATCATAGCAGCCTTTCTATCGGGTGTCACGTACACTTCTTTCCGAGTAGAAGGCGGCGCATGCTCACGGGTATTTCCTGTCGGCGGGGCCCTACGGCGCGGCGCTGCTTCACGGCGAGATGGGCCTTCGTCCCCACCAATGCGTGCAGCAACACGGCTCGTAAGCTCGTGCCAGTATTCTTCTGATGCAGGGTTCCAGCCCTCCGCTGCCAGAGCGTTGTCAATCGCTTTGGTAATGGCGCTGTCCTCATCGCGGCCCTGTGGGTTGTACCAAGGGTTCGCATCGAGCCACTGCTTGGCGTAGCTAGTCACACGCGGATCTGCACGCGGCTGCACGGCTTCCTGTGCGTACTGTTCGGCTTGCTGCTTGGCGTAAGCCAATTGCTGGGCACGCTCCTTAGCCTCATCGCGGATGCGCATGGCCTGAGTGACATCGTCACCATTGCCAGCCTCAACGGCGCGGCCAATGATCAGTTCTGCCTGCTGCGCCTCATACAAGGCACGCTGATATTGCTGGTCAATCGACTGCGCTTGCTGACTGAGGGTGTTCCCCTCAATGGCCTGCATGCGACGCATCAGTTCGGCGTTCTGCTCACGCAAGATGGTCAGCTCTTCTCTGGCCTTGTCGCGTGCGCGCTTCTGAATTTCGCGGCGTTTACGACGATCACGGTTCTGCTTAGTCGTGATTTCCTCATCGCTGTCGTCTTCAGAAACGCCCATGCGCTCCTCGTCGTCTTCCTCTTCAGGCTCTTCAGCCGGTTCGGCCTCTTCCTCTTGAGGGACGGGAATGCGCTCGTCTTCTGTCTCTACAACAACGAGATCGTCGTCGTCCTTTTCATTAAATACGTCTTCAGCCATGACCGGCTCCTTTCGTTAGCCTTATGGATCAGACAAAGGCCTTCATCGCCAGCGGGTCGCCGGTGACTTTGCCAATGAGATCCAGATCGTTGAGGATCACGAAGATGACTTCTTCATCGTCGTTGATCTTAACCGTCCATTTGTCGCCGCCGTACTTGGGGACGCGGACAAAGTCCCCCACTTCACACCATGAACCTTCTGGCCATGACTGCTGGGTGTTACGGTTTTTGAAGGCGAGAGACCCAATCGACACCACCTTTGCGATCTGCGTGTTCCAAGTCTCTGTGTCCTTGGTATCGCCGGTCAGGATGATGCCGCCTGCGGTCTTTTTCTTCGCCAGACGGATCTGACAAAGCACGCGCGAGCCAAATGGCTGCACGCCGGGGTCAACCGCTGGGAAAGCCTCATCGAGGCTTCCAAAGTCGAATTGAACCTTATTCAGTACATATTCTTGCATGGGTGCTCCTTCCTGCAAGGTTATAGGTCAAAGTCCCTCCGCTCCTTCTCAGCCACCATGTCGATCAACGCGGTTTTGGCTAATTCCAGACCGGAAAACATACCCACAACCCGTCCATACTCGAACAGATCGCGGGATTGAGGCTGCGCCAGCGCTTCACGGGCAAGGTCTGCCTGTGATTGCTCCAGTCGCTGTAGCAGGGTCTCAATTCTCATGCAGGCGTCTTAGGCATCGACGGAACCTTGGGCATCTCGCCCATGGCCATCCGCTTGTGCTGCTTTACGCCTTCGCCCTTCTGGGCAACGTCACTTGTGTTGGGCTTGTCGCTCTTAGCCATTGCGGCCTCCTTACGGTTGCGGGTTTATCCCAGTGCCCGTAGACACCGCGATCTTCTCACCAGACGCGATCTCCGCAGCGGCAAGCTGCATAGCGGTCTGGTTATCCTGCATGTTCATTGTCATGCGGGCATCAAGTTCAGCCTTCTTGCGCTGGTCCTCACGGTCCTGCTTCATCTGCTCAAGCTGCATTTCGATCTGCTGCTTGGCGGCTTCAAGTTGCATGCGCTGCTGTTCCATCTGCATGTCGGCCTGATCCTGCATGACCTGAGCCTGCATCTTCTGGCCTTCCAGTTGCATCTGCGCCTGATCACGCTGCGCCTGTGCCTGCACCTTCTGCTGCTCAATGGCGATGCGCGGGTCTTGCGGCATGCCGGGCTGCGTGAATTGCTGGATGACTTGCTGCACCTGCTGGATGACGGGCGGCAACGACTGGAACACGCCTGTCGCCTCCTGCGTCACTGTCTGCGAGGCTTCGGCCAGCATACGGTCAAACGCCTGTCTGTCGTCAGGGTCTTTGAGGTTCTTCATCACGCCAGTGACGTCTTCGCCCGCAACCTCTTCCGACAACTCCAGCACGCTTGAAACATACCACAGGGCCAAATGTTCTTTGAGGTGGTTTAGAATGATCGGGAGGTAGACCGGAGCAATGATCGGGTTCATGCCCAGCACTGGGTTCATCATGTATGCCAAGTGCGTCTTGAGGTGCGCAATGTGGTCCTGCGCTGGGAAGGCAACAACCGGCCGGCCCATCGTCGCGGCAGCGTTCTCGTTCACCGCGTTCTGCTCTTTTGGCTCCATCGGAGGATTAAGCAGATCCTTGGCGTTCGGGATTTTCAGCGTGTCAAGGATGCGCTCTTCAA